AAGAAGGAGAACGAAAGTTTATAATGGAATCATTAAGAGATGTGGATTATGTTTATGTAATGAATCCACTTATACATGGAGATGATACAGCAATTGATTTCATTGACCATGCAAAACATAAATGGCATACTACATATAGTGATGATATAAAAGGTAAAATGGCTTTTGGTAATGGTGGAGATAGAACAGAAACAACCACACCAGAAAACGATGTATGTAATTCATATGGAATAGAATCAGTATGGGGATTGGGAGATAAAGTACAATCTTCATCTTGGTTATTAGAAAAATATTTAAACATAGCAGAATAATGGATATAGAACGATTAGTAAAAGAGTTTCCAAATGATATGGAACTTGGTAAGGCAGTAAGAGAGATTTACTTACAAAGAGAAAAAATTTTAGAAGAACATAAAGATATAAAAATATTTGAATCACCTGATAAGGGTAAAACGGTTTATGTTAGAGGTTGGGGACAACCTTCTTCAACAAGAAAAAAAGTTACAAATCAATTAAACATATTTGAATGAGATTAATTAAAGACCCAAATAAAATAAGAAAAGCAATTGAACCAACTCCCATGACTCAAGTAGAGATTGATGAAATATCAACAACTCTATTACAAGAACTAACAAAACATGGAGGAATAGGATTATCGGCAAACCAAATAGGATTAGATGTTAGGGCGTGTGTAATTAACGTTACTGAGCCTTTAGTATTGATAAACCCAAAGGTTTTAGAAGTATCAGAAGATACTGTTGCTTATGTAGAACAATGTTTATCTATCCCAAAATCAATTCGTAAACCAGTTAAAACAGTAAGACATAAATCATTTAAAGTTGAAACAGATAACTTAGGTATAGTAGAGTTTTCACCAACAAAAACAGATTGGAAAGATTCTAATGAGTTCTTTTCTGATGAAGGATTGTTAGAAACAGTTTGTGCTCAACATGAGATAGACCATCTCAATGGAGTTCTAATTACAGACTCATCAAGAAGATATACTCAAACTATTACTCGAGCAAAAAAATATGGTAGAAACGAAAGGGTAATGGTTAAGTTACCAAGTGGAGATACTGAATTTATGAAATACAAGAAAGCAGAACCTTTATTAACACAAGGTGCTGAAATCTTATAATTAAACGAAAACATGGGAAAACTTATATTTACATATACAGACAAGGATTTTATTGAGAACAATAGAGAAGCTAATAAAGTAGAGCTTGATGTACCAGATGATATGGACATTAACGAATACAAAATCGTCTGTGTAAGAATGGCATCCGCCATTGGTTATGGTAACAAATCAATAACAAAAGCATTTGGAGATTTAGTTTTTGGACAGGATGACCCAAACACAATAAAGGAATTATTAGATGAACTCAATATCAAAGGTGGCAATAAAAAAATTAAATGATAGATTATTAACTCAGAATATTATCATGCAAACACTTATTGATGTTATATTAGAGAATGGTATGATTACAGAAAAAGAGTTAGAATCTAAGATACAAAAAAATATCGATGATATGGATAATATTCTCGATTCACTACAAGAAGAATCTTCAGAATTAGGTGAAGATGTAGTTATTAGTGGGATGTACTTCGGCCCACATGGAGAAGCATAATTAAAATTTTTCCGTTTTTATTTGGATATATGGAATTTTTTTCGTATATTAGTGAAGTATGTTTAATCAAAGAGGAGACTTTATGAAAAAACAAATTATATTTACTTTGATAGTTTCACTACTATCATTTGGAATGATTGATTCGGCAATGAAATCTGAGTTTAAAGCTTCAGAAATAACATTACAAGAATTAGAAGAACAAAGAAAGATTCAAGAGTTAGAATTAAAAAAACTCGAAGAACAAAGAATCCAGCAATATCACGAAGATGAACTACAAAGGTTCTTAACTGATATAGGATTTAGAGAAAGTGGTAACAGATATGGTATCACAAATAAATGGGGATACATGGGTAGATATCAATTCGGTAAATCAACATTAAAAGGTTTAGGATTTGAAGTTTCTAAAAATGAATTCCTTAGTAATCCACAACTACAAGATTCAGCAATGATGGCTTTATTAAATCACAACAAAGAAAAACTACAAAAGTATATTGATTTATTCGATGGAGAAACAATCGATGGTATGTATATTTCTGAAAGTGGTATATTAGCCGCGGCTCACCTCGGAGGACAGGGTTCTGTAAAAAGATACTTTAGAAATGGTAAGGTGTTTAGAGATGGTAATGGAACAAAGATTACATCTTATATGAATAAGTTTAGTGGATATGATATAAAATTAAATTAAAAAAGTTATGTTAGAATTATTTACAACCTATAATATCGTTATAGGTTTTTCAGTATTATTAAACTTAATATTATTGGTAGGTGTACGAAACCTTATACGCCAAAATGAACAACTCGAAGATAGAGTTGTTGAAACAATATATTCAATTAGAGATAGGGTTAGTATTTCTTTAGATAAAATGCGAAAATTAGACAATAGAGAAGCCTTTGAAAAAGATGATGAGGTTGGGGTTACCTTTAACGAATTAAAAAAAATAGTAGAAGATTTAAATAACGAATTATAATATGCCAAAGAAAAGAAGAAAAAAATCCAAAATATATTTTGGTACACCTGCACAAGAAGCAATAGTTGAATATAATAATTGTGATGACCCAAAAATACGGTCTGTAATTTATGAAGAACGAATTAAGTATCCATTCGAAAAACTTGCGGAAAATGTTATTAATACTTTCAAGTTTTCATATTTCGATGTACCAAAAAAAGATATCCAAACAGAAGTAGTTTCTACAATGGTAGAAAAAATGCATATGTTTAAAGAGGGTAAGGGTAGAGCATTTTCTTACTTCACTATTATTGCAAAGAACCATTTGATTTTAAAGAATAATGGTAACTACAAAAGATGGAAACAAAACGCACTTCTTTCAGAAATGCCAGAAACATGGAATCCTGAAAATGATTTTACAGAAGTAGAAGAGAATAATGAGTTCAAAGATTTTAAACAACTTATGTTAGAATATTGGGATGAAAATCTAAACTCAGTATTCACTAAGAAAAGAGATTTACAAATAGCAGATGCGGTATTGGAATTATTTAGAAGAAGTGAACATATAGAAAACTTTAACAAAAAACATTTATATCTTCTCATTAGAGAAATGACCGATTGTAAAACTCACTACATTACTAAAGTTGTAAATGTAATGAAAACACACCAGAAAAAAATGTTAAATGACTATCTTGAATATGGTGATTTTAGAAGTGAAAAAACTAAATCATTTTGGAGTAAAGATGATTATATAGATACTGATTATTTATAGAAAATAAAATCAATGGGTTATATATTAGGAATTAGTTGTGGTTATCACGATTCGGCCGCCTCTTTAATTAAAGATGGAATTGTTTTAGGAGGATGTGAAGAAGAAAGATTTACAGGCATAAAACACGATTCATCCTTTCCACATAATACAATTAAGTGGTTATTAAAAGAATTTAATGTTACCAAAAATGATTTAGAAGCAATTTGTTTCTACGAATCTCCTATTGAAAAATTAGATAGGATTGAAACCTCTACAAAAAAAGGTGGAATACTAAATTATTTTAACAGAAGAAATATTGTTAAAAGAAATACAATATCTTATCAAGATTTAATGTTAGATATTAATTCTTATGTTGGTAACAAAACAACTGTTTCTTTTTACGAACATCACTTATCTCATGCCGCATATTCCTATTATACTTCACCATATAATAATGCTATTATTGTTTCTGTTGATGGTGTTGGTGAGTGGGAAACAACTACGATATATGAAGGAAATAGAAACACCTTAAAAAAATTAAAATCTATTAAATTCCCACATTCACTTGGAATGTTTTACTCAGCGATGACTGCTTTTCTTGGATTCAAACCAAACGAAGGTGAATATAAAATGATGGGATTGGCTCCATATGGAGATTCTTCTAAATACATAGATAGATTTTCTTCTATTATTGAAGATACTTATGATGGTGGTTTTAAATTAAACATGAAGTTTTTTACATACGAGTATTCAGATACACATATGTTTAATGAAAAACTTGGAATGGAACTTGGAATAGAAAATAGATTACCCGAAGAACCACTAACACAACAACATAAAGATTTAGCGGCATCTGTACAATCTATTTACGAAAAATACTTTTTTAATTTAGTAAATCATGCCTACGAACTTTCACCATCACGAAACTTATGTTTAAGTGGTGGGTGTGCTTATAATGGTACGGCTAATGGAAAGATATTAAAACAAACCTCATATAATAATTTATGGATTCCACCTGCTCCATCTGATGCTGGTTCTTCTATTGGATGTGCTCTTCATCACTATTATACAAACAATGTATCGTTGAGAAAAATAAATACTAATCCATATCTTGGGCCAGAGTATTCTAAAACTGAAATTAAAAATGTAATAGATAGATATACTAAATATGTTTATGGTGAATATGTTTCTGATATCAACTTGATAAAAAATATTTCAAAAGAAATTACTGATGGAAATATTATTGGTTGGTTTGAGGGTAGAATGGAATTTGGTGCAAGAGCATTAGGTAATCGTTCTATATTAGCAAACCCAAGAGACCCTCAAATGAAATCTCGACTAAATAAAATGATTAAGAAGAGAGAGGGGTTTAGACCATTTGCTCCAATAGTTAAAAAAGAATCACAAGTAAAATATTTTAAATATCAAAGAGTTGTTCCTTATATGAATCAAGTGGTTAAGGTTAAAGATGAATTTGTAAATAAACTTCCAGCTATAACTCACATTGATAAATCAGCAAGAATACAGAGTTTAGATTCTAAATCTCAACCAAGAATATACTCCTTATTAGAACAACTTGAAAAGGATAATGAATATCCAATTGTTATTAATACTTCATTCAACTTAAAAGACCAAACAATGGTTTTAACACCAGAGGATGCAATCAAAACATTTCTAAATTGTGAAATGGATATTTTAGTTCTTGGTAATTACATCTTGAAAAAAACTATTTTATGATAAATTAACTATATTTATCAATAAGAACCCTGGTCGTATAATAAAGTGGCTAGGATACAAACCCAACGAATTTCGGTTGGGTTTTTTTGTACATACATATATAAACACCAAATACATCTCTTTAATTTAGGGTTGAATATATATTCAAAATTTTTTTATCATATATACCATAGTTATTTGTGGATATCCCAATGTTTTGCAAGATGGAAAAGTTATTAACATTAATTAAAACAAAAGGAGAAACATATGGAATTTTTGAAAAAAATTGGCTCTTGGGCTGATGAACTAACAAAAATTGGTATTAGTATAGTTGCTTTAGGAGTTGTACTTGAAGTATTATTCAAAGGAGCAAACATCCCATTTTGGCCAGAAGTATCAGTAGTTGATAATCTTATGGGTATTTTAGGAAGTTTGAGTGCTGAAGGTCTGTTAGGACTTGTAGGTGCTTTTGTACTGTATCATATAATTAAGAAGTAGTAAATATTTTTTAATTCCATAACGCGTTAAAAATCAAACCCTCACTTAAGGTGGGGGTTTTTTATTTTACCATATTTATATACAACATAATATGGTATAATCATGAGTACAGATTTTGAATTATTTCCTGGCAAAAACTTAAGTGGGTTGTTCAAAGATATCTACGATAATCAACAGAACAAGAAAAAGAGAATCTCAGAACTAATTGCGGAGATGAGAAAAATAATTAGACATGCTGGAGATATGGCAGTAATTGGTCCAATATTAAAAGATTTAATTGATTCATCAATACGAAACGATGAATCATTAATTAAGATGAGTGCAATTGCTCAAAGGATAATTGGTGCACAACATAAAGCAGAAGGAGATAGTGGATTCCTTAGTGATGATGAAAAGGAACAACTTCTAAAACAATTAGATGAAACAATTGCTGAAGTTGCAGATGAACATGATACAAAGGTTGATGAACTTACAAATGAAATAGAAGAACTTAAACAAAAAGTTAACGAGTAATGGCAAGAAGAATATCTACATCTAACGCATCGTTTTTTAATAACTACCAATCCACAGGACAAGATAATGTAACAGGTACTGTTGTATTTGTTCATGTTGATGATAGTGAATTCGAAACTATAGCAATTCCAAGTGATATTAGTTCTGATGTATCTGATAAAGATTCTAAACTCGGATTTGCAAAAATAGTTTTAAGAGCGGATACATCATATGATTTAGATGATTTAGGAGATTATCCCCCATATAATATTGATGAAGGATTGCCTCTTCTTGGTGAAGTTGTTGAAATGGTTAAGGTTGGTGGAAACTTACATTATAAAAGAATTCACAACATTGATATAAACAAAGGAAACGCTGTAGAAGATGCTCAACTAAAAGGATTACCAGTAGAAAGTTCGGATGGAGCTTCTGGTGATTACGGAGAAACATCATCAACAGGAACTCCAAACTCAGGAGGAGATGGTGATAGAAATAATAAACTTGGTGAATACTTTGAACCAACACAGATAAATCCTTTAAAATACTACGAAGGTGATAAATTATTACAATCGAGATTTGGTCAATCAATTAGATTTAGTGGATACAATAATGAAGAAAATGTTTTAGCACCAACTATTCTTATTCGTAATAGACAAAACGATAAATCTATTGAAGATTTAAAAGAATATGAAATAACCGAAGAAAATGTAATAGAAGATGGTTCAACAATTGCAATTACAAGTGGAGATTATTTATTAGGATTTAGTCCTGGTACAGAAGATGTTCCTTTTGAAACTGAGCCTGTATATCACACACCACCAGATGAATTAAAAGGAACAGACCAAGTTCTTGTTAATAGTGGTAGAATTATATTATCATCAAAAGATTCTGAAATGATTTTCTTTTCTAAGGGAGATGTTTCAATATTATGTGATAGTAAACTTACAATTGATAATGGTAACGATGGAGCCTTTATTGATTTAAATGGAGAGTACAGAACTACAACAAATGATAATGATATGTTTTTCTTGGGTGGAAGTGGGAAAATATTTTTAAATGTTGATGGTGTTGAAGATGAACCTTTAGTAAGAGGTGAAACACTTCTTGGATTACTTGAAGAATTGATTGATGCTATAAATGTACAAATATTTCAAACACCATGTGGCCCTACATCACCTGGTCCAACAAATGCACCAACCTTTAATGATATTAAATCAAGACTAAACACTTTCTTATCTACTTTAAATTATACGGAGTAAGAAGATGTCTTTTACTACATTTAAACAACAAATGAATAATTACATGACCAATCAAGATGGTATTGGTGCATATGCTGATTTTGCAAAAAAGATTACTCAAGAGTATGATATGTGTATTAAGAGGGGATTCCAAACAGTGAATTCTATTCCTATAGCGGCTGGAAACACTGCAGGTATGGAAGCTATGGTTAACACAGCGTGTACAATTGCTATTTCCAAAACAGGAGGATTACATACCTTTGGTGATGATATTGGTAAAGCCGTGATTGTTTATTGGACAGGTGCAACTTTAATTGTTGGAATTCCACCAGTAATACCTGCTACTGGTGCAGTATCAAACATAACTACAACCGCCGCCGTTTGTTTGAGTCCTGGTTCATGGACACCAATGGGCCCATTAAATCCAATAGATGATAGTATGAATTTCTTGAATAGATTGGCAGGTTCAATGCAATCTCACCTACCAACAACAACACATATGTATAATACAATATCTATATATCCAGGAGCTCCACCACCAGTAGCACCTGGAGTTTTGATATCTCCTGGTTACACAGTACCATAAAATGAAAGAAGATATATTTATATTAAGATAAACACAATTGAAAATGAATAATAAACAATTAATTAAAGTAATTAAAACTCTTGTTGAAGTGGAAACCGCTAAACAACAAGAACGCTTTTTATCTAAAACTTTTCCAACGATATTGGAAGAAGAAGTTAAGAAACGATTAGCAGAGGTGAAGGGAGGTGTAGTCAGCGTTCCCTCTACGCAAGTTCCACAATTAACAAATGAAGTAGACCCATTTGAACAAGCAGAACTTGCATTACAGGAACAAAGACAAACACCAAAAAAACAATTCACTAAAAACTCTGTTTTAAATGAAGTTTTAAATAATACAAAACCATTCTCAAAGGAACAGAGACAAGGTGGAGCTGGTACTAAATCTGTATTAGATAATTTACCTCAACAATCTGTAAACGAAAGTATGGATAAAACTGTAACATTTAATTCTCAAGGTGCACAAGGTGGTACTGATATGATGAGAGCTCAAATGGTACAAAAAATGGGTTATGGAGATGTAAGAAGAGGTCCTAATAAACAAGGATTGGGTGTTCAAACTGGTTTACCTGGTTTAGATAGAATATTAAATAGAGATAATTCAGAACTTGTAAAAAAGTTTAAAAAATAAATTTACTTGGGAGAGTAATTAATGGCGTATATACTTGGCAGAAAAACACTTAAGGATTCTAAAGAATTTGATTCTTATGCATATGGAATCACACTACCAATACAAAATGATGGTAGAGGATTTTTTGCACAAGCATTTACATCAATCGAACAAGCAAAAAGTAATTTAAAAAATTTATTACTTACAGCAAAGGGTGAAAGAGTAATGCAACCAAACTTCGGTTCTGGATTAAGGTCATTACTATTTGAACAAATGGATGATGAAAAGTTTGAAGATAAAATACAACAAACGATTATCACTGCTGTAGAGTTTTGGTTACCTTATATTAATATAGAAGAAATTAATGTAGAAATGACCAATGAGTTAAGAGATAAAAACCAAGTAAACTTGGATTTAAAATTTACAGTTGGTAATGAAATTGATTTACAAGAAATAACATTGGTAGTACAGGAATAATATTATGGCATTAAATTCAGCAAATTTTAAAAGTAATCAAGGAAGAGATATAAAGTATCTTAGTAAAGATTTTGCCTCCTTTAGAAAAAACTTAGTAGAGTACTCTAAAACCTATTTCCCTAAAACGTATTCTGATTTTAATGAATCATCACCTGGTATGATGTTTATTGAAATGGCATCTTATCTTGGGGATATATTATCTTACTATACAGATGATTCATTAAAAGAATCATTAATGTTATATGCAGAAGATAAACAAAATGTAATAGCATTAGCTAACTACCTCGGATATAAACCAAAAGTTACTGCACCTGCTATTGTACAACTATCCGTTTACCAACTTGCACCTGCAGTGGGTAGTGGAGAAGATAACAGACCTGATTCTGATTACTACCTTAGAATTAAACAAGGTATGGTTATAGAATCATCCAAAACAAGTGTAAGATTTAGAACAACAGAACTCGTTGATTTTAATGATGCAACAGATAGAGAGATAACGGTCTATACTGATGATGGTGGAGAACCAACTCAGTATCTTATAAAAAAATATGTTAAAGCAGTATCAGGAGAACTTAAAACTGTAAATGTTGATTTTGGTTCACCAGAACAATTTTCATCAATTAATATTGCAGATAAAAATGTAATTGATATCTATGATGTTAGGGATACTAATGGTGGTAAGTGGTATGAAGTTCCATATCTTGCTCAAGAAATGGTTTATGTTGATTATCCTGTATCAGAACAAACTGATAAAGATTTAGCACAATTTAAAGATTCTGTATCTAATGTACTTAGAGTATTAAAAACTTCAAAAAGATTTGTTAAAAAGATAAATCAAGATAATAGTACTAGCATTGTATTTGGTGGTGGTAATTCAACCAATGATGAACAATTAGTTCCAAACTTAAAAAATGTAGGATTGGGATTAAATTCCTCTATTGATAAAATGAGTTCAGCGTATGACCCCGCTAACTTTTTGAAAACTACATCATATGGACAGGCCCCATCTAATACAACTATGAGTGTATCTTACTTAGTAGGTGGTGGTGTTGAATCAAATGTTGGTAAGGGTGAATTAACTTCAATTAAAAGAATTGAGTTTGATGATGATACCAAAACTTTTGCACAAAACGAAACAACTCTTTATAACAAAATGAAATCATCAGTAGCGGTTGATAATGAAATACCTGCAACTGGTGGTAGAGGTGAGGAAACGATTGATGAAATCAGAGAAAACGCACTTGCAAACTTTGGTTCACAAAACAGAGCGGTAACTCGTAAAGATTATCAAGTGAGAGCTCTTTCTCTTCCACCAAAGTATGGTGGTATTGCAAAAGCATTTTGTTCACCAGATGGTCAATTAGATAATAACTCACCTGCTTCACTTTTAAAAGATACAGAATCACTTGATGAGTTTGTTGGGTTGATTAATGATATGAAGGGTAAAGACCTATCTGACCAAGAAATGAGAGATGAGGTTCGTAGGATTTTAAAAACTAAAAAGGGAACAACCAATGAGGTTAATAATCCTTTTGCCATAAATTTATACATTCTTGGATATAATTCAAACAAGAACTTAAGTATTCTTAATAGAGCGGTAAAGGAGAATTTAAAAACTTATATTGGTGAATATAGAATGTTAACAGATGGTATTAATATTATTGATGGGTTTGTTATTAACATTGGTTTAGATTTTGAAATCAGAGTTTATGGTGGATATAATAAAAGAGAAGTTCTTACAAAATGTATAACAGAATTAAAAGAATATTTCGATATAGATAATTGGACGTTTAATATGCCTATTAATATTTCAGAAGTTGAAATCTTAATTGCAGGTGTTGAGGGAGTTCAATCAGTACCAAAATGTGAAGTATTCAACAAGTGTTTAGGAAACTACTCAGAACACTCTTATGATATTAAAGCGGCAACTAAAGGTAAGATGGTATATCCATCAGTAGACCCTTCAGTATTCGAGGTTAAATTTCCTAATAAGGATTTAAAAGGGAGGGTAGTATAATGTATCATTTCGTAACATCATCAAAAGACTCAACAATATTTTTACAACAACCTACTCAAAATACAGGTTTAGATGAAATATTAGAAGTATCTAAAACATATTATGGAAACTTAAAAGATACTGCTCGTTCTCTTATCAAGTTTAACACCACTCCATTATCACAATCCATAGCAAGTGGTGAAGTAACAATGAGTTCTGCTCACCTATTATTAAAAGAGTGTGATGCTATTGAGATTCCATTAGATTATACAATCTATGCATATCCTATTTCTCAATCTTGGGAAATGGGAATCGGTACTCGTTTTGATAACATCACAACAGATGGTGTTAGTTGGGAAAATAGAGGAACTCAATCTGATAGTTGGTTGGGTGATGGTTCTTACTTAGCAGGAACAACTGGTTCATTTAATGGTAAAGGAGGAACATGGTACACTGGTTCAGCCGCATCACAATCATTCTCATATCAAACTGAAGATATTGAAATGAATGTATTAGGAGCTATGAATACATGGATTGGTGGTACACTTCCAAACGAAGGTTTTATAATTAAACATTCTAATTCTAAAGAATCAGATACATCTGATTATGGTCAATTAAAATTCTTTGGAAAAGAAACTTCTACAATATACCAACCAAAACTTAGAATAGGTTGGGATGATTCATCTTTCTCGACAGGTTCATTAACTGAACTAACCGCAGATGATATCCATGTAACATTTAAAAGATTAAAAGTAAGATACAAGAGAGGAAGTAAACCAACCATACGAGTATTTGGTAGAGAAAGATATCCTTTAAAATCTTATTCAAACACATATGCATATAATGATGTGAAGTATTTACCATCTACAACATATTATCAAGTAAAAGATGCTATTACAGAAGAAGTAATTGTACCTTTTAATGATAACTATACAAAAGTAAGTTGTGATTCAAATGGTAATTTCTTTAAAATAGATTTAAGTAATTTTGAAATAAATAGAGATTATTACTTTGAAATCAAAGTAGATAGAAGTGGTGAAATAGATTATTTTACTGAAAAAGATTTAACATTTACGGTAGAAAAGTAACATGGGACTTAAAGATAGGTTTAGAATAGATGAGCTGGTAAAGAAAGGTTCAAACGCTATTCCTCGTGATAAACGAGGTGGTATTCGTGTGCGAAAAAAAGATGGTAAACAAGTTCCACCAGGATATTTTAAAGATTACAGAGGTAGGTTTGTACAAAAACCAATGAGACCAATTCCATTTGGAAAAAAACCAATCAAAGGATTTGATGATACTACAAAAAGATTTAAAGCAGATTTTGTTGATAAATTACCTCCAATAAATGATTTTCATCCTGATAGAAATTCATTTGGTGGGGAAACATCTGGTAGAATAGAAAGACCTATCTATGATGAAAATGAATTGCAGAAGGCAATTGATATTAAGGTTGATGAATTAATAAAACCAAAAAAACAAACAAAAGGTAAGTTTGTACCATTACCAAGATACAATAAACTACTTGCACAATTTACAGGTTCTCAACAACAGATAAAGTCATTAGAATCTGATAATTCACGAGTACGTTCATCAATAAGTGGTCTTGAAGGAGAGATTCAAACATTAACGGGAACAGTAACTTCTAAAGAAGGTGAGGTAGAACAATTAAATTTATCTCAAGAAGAATTAAATAGTAAGTATAATGAACTATTGGCAGATTTTCAATCAGCATTAATAAAAGGTACTAAGGAAGGTATTGAAAGAGCTTCTTTATCTGCACAAGTAGAAGGTTTACAGGCTCAAGTTACAACCTTACAAGCACAATTGACTGCACAACAAGATATTGTAAAATCTTTACAACAACAAGCAGAAATACAAGCAACAGTTACAGAACAAGTTGTTGAATCAAAAGAAAAAGAAGTTGAAGCGGCCAAACAAACAAGTTTGTTAGGGATAGTTGAAGATAAAGGACAATTCCAAGTTAAGGGTACTGTTGGTTGGGCACTCCATCCATCAAGTAAAAATAGAAAACCAGAATGGGCAGCTCGATGGGATGATAGAAAAAAAGGAGCTAGGGGTAGATTATCTGGTCTTAAATATGATTGGTATAATATGGGGCCTGAACCAATTACACTTAAGGTTGATGAAACTGTTATCAAAAAGAAAAAGTGGTTAAATGGTGTTCCAAACTCACTTACTATTCCAGCAAGTCCTGATGGTGGTTCAACACCTGGTACAAAAACAGTTACTTTCAGTAGAGGTAGTATTGGTAAGGGAACTTATGAAACAGAAATAATTTGGACGAACCAAACTACAAATGAGAAATTTAAAATGAAAACTCGTTACTGGCAAGCAAGAAGTAGAAGAAAAACCTAATAGATTATGGCGTTAGAAACATTTAAAGAAATAGTTGAAAGAAAGGGATATCTTGTAAACAAAGAAGATAGAAAAATTTTCGAAAAGGAAATTAGAAAATCTAACTTTGGTATGGGGTATTCTGATATGATTGAATTCATACTATATGATTCAAATGATAATCAGCTGCCTCAAGGTGAAGATGCTAAACTTGTACGATATATTCATATTAATGATAAAAATATAAATGAGTATTTTTTAATTACAAGTAGTGAAGAAACTAAAAAATTTAATGATTCATCTGAGTTTATTATTGATTTAGAAAAGTTAATAAAAGAAGCTGGATATTCAAATGGTATATTTAAAACACAAGTTACATTACTAAACAGAAGAGTTGGTTCAGAAGAATCTTCTGAAGATAAATTGTGGATACACGAAATTTCTCCATCAAGAACCGAAATACGAGTTGTTCCTCTTAAGAATACAGTAAGACCTAATAAGGATTTAGTTAAAAGATATAATCTATTTGTTGAAAATGGAAACTTTAGAGATGATACAATTTACTATGTAAGAAACTTTATAGAAGGAATTGATATATTAAATGTAGTTGATTCTTTTATAAGAAGTAAAGGAAGAATTAAAGATGGTAGAAGATATCAGAGACTAATTCAAAAAGAATTTAAAGTTGGTTCTTTTGATAAGTTATTAAACGATATTAAAGATAGGTATATAGAATCCATGAACTATTTTATTGAAGGTAGTGAATGGAATATTACATCAAATAAATATGGTAAACCAAAAGGTGAATTAGATAAAATTGAGCTAACAGTAAGATTTATAAAATCAGTTGCAGAACAAGCTCTTAGAAACTCAATTGAATATTATTTACCAAAGAGAAGAATTCAAAATAGTGTTGAATTAACAAGAGATGAACAAGTTACTTTTGATAAAGTAAAAAGAATTCTTAAAACAATAAAAGCAAATCAGAAGTTTGAATCTACTGTACCTGGTGAAATAGGTGGTGTTGTTCGAGGATGTACTGATAAAGAAGCATTAAATTACAATCCGAGAGCAAAAGAAAATGATGGTAGTTGTAGATATAAAGAAGCTGAAGTTGAAGCGGCGGTTGTATTAGGTTGTACTGATAAGTCTGCTGTAAACTTTAATAAATATGCAAATAAAGATGATGGAAGTTGTAAGTATCAAGAAAAGGTAGAAGATTTTGCAGATTTAGGAGGAGGTACTACCGTAGAAACAACTGATGTAGAAATAGATACAGAGGTAATTGATAATACTCCACCAATACCAGACCCGGAACCAGAATACAAATTAATTACAAAATTGTATTACATTTGGTCGGATACTGGAGCAATCAAATACAGAGATAGAAATAATGAATCGGTTGAAACACGAGGTGTAGAATTTGATGCACATAAAATAACATATAGAGATACTGTTGCACCAAAGTTCGTAGGAGATGTTAGGGAAGTTCCAAAAATTATAAAATCACCTCCACGAGTGATGGAATATAAAATTGTAAATAACTCAAGAAAAACAAGAGTTAAATTTCCTAACCCAAGAGTTGTCAGAAATGAAATGGACTATTTCGATGAGAGAAGAGCTCGAGGTAGAGATTATAGAAAAGGTAGACCTCTTGTAGATATAGATGGTCCAGAAGAAATTTTTACAGGTCAAGCTTTATCTTTTACTTATAAGAATAAACTTGAACAAACAAAAACAAGTTCACAAATACAACCAGGAGATACACTTATACTATGTGCTATTGAGGATTCAATAGTTCCTGTACCTGGATTATCAATAAACGAAGTTGGTGGATGTGGAGGTACTTATCCAAGAACTATATCCGCACCTAAACCACCTCAGAGGTGTAATGACCCTGAGGCGATTAATTATCAATCTATTGGAAGTTGTAAATATAGACCAAAAGACCCTATTGACCCAACACCAATACCAACACCAACACCAAGACCAATCTGTAATGACCCTAAGGCTACAAATTATAGAGCTATTGGTTCTTGTGTATATCCAATACCAGACCCTGTTGTAGATGAACCGATTAAGCCGATAGTAATAACAGGAGGCAACCGCGGTGGAGGCGGAGGAGGTGGTTCTCGAATAGTAGAAGAAATACTAAATGAACTTAATAATATTCCTAACGCTTTTAGAATGGATGGAGAAGGTAGTATTTCGAATCCATTCAGAGGTAGAAACTATTTATAAAATGAATATTTATATAGAGTACAAGGATAGGTAAAATGAGAAGAAGATTTGACCAAGATGATTTTAATGATTACGAAAATAATTTCGGTAATCCGTTTGGCAATAACCCACAGGGTTTTGAGCCAGAAACCCTATCTGCGGTTACTTCACTACGAGGTGGTGGAGGTGGTGGTGGAGGAAGAGTCTCACCACCAAGAGGAGGTACAGTATCTCCAAGACCTGTACGAAGCAATCCTCCAAGGCCACCAAAAGAACCTTTTGAGGAAATTTCACATTTACCAATAAAGCCTAAAACACCTATTTTTGTAAAACCAGATTTACCACCAATTGTAGTTAAACCAAATACAGGTACAATTAAACCAATTGAGGTAGACCCGGTAAGAGTAAAGGGTGGTTGTAAAGACCCTAAAGCGGTGAACTATGATTCAACCGCAACTTATGATAATGGTAAGTGTGTATATCCAAATATAAAAATAAAACAAACTGTTAAAGATAAAAACGCACCTGTAAAAATTACGGTTGCAACTGATAGAGGACCTGCAACTGTAATGGTTGATGGTAAAGATGTTGGTACAACAAATGGAACTGGAGAATTTCATACACTTATTTTAAACTTTACTGAAAAAGAATTATTACAAAGAAAAATAATTACAGTTAAAAAAAGTAACTTTGCTTCAAAAGATGAGTGGAGAGTTTCTTCTGTACAACGTAGTATAACAAAAACTATTAAACCAATAATAGATACTACACCCGTTTTAAGTGGTGGTAGACCAGAATTACCTGATGTAAGTTCACCAAGACCAAGACCTTCAAGTGGAAATGTTAATCCAAGAGTTACTCCATCATCTGATGGATTCAATAGAGATATGGATGATTATCTTGGTAATAACAAACAATTTTTAGGTGGAACTGGATTTGGAGAATTTAATGGAAATATAGGACCATCGAGAACATCAGGTGGAAATACCATTGGATTTGATGATATAAATTTTGGATTTGGCGGAGCTAGTTCAAATAGACGTAATAATTTTTCCACTATCAATTTTGGTGGATATGGATATGACAATTTTGATAATTTACCTAAGTTGGGATTACCTCCAAGAGATGTTCCTGCAAGAAGTTTTATAAGAAAACCATATGGTAATATTGGTACGAGTCCTATAAAGACATCACCTACATTAAAACCAGCTAAACTAACGTTAGGTACGATTCCATTTAACTATTATGAGATAGTATTAGAAAGAAAAGTGGATGGTAAGTGGGTACAACAACCATCAGACTATTCTACTTTTTCAAAAACAAATGTTTCTGTAAGACCTAAATCTCACTCATTACGAGTTGGTTTTAGTTTAAGAAAAAATGTTGAGATACTCGAATCACCAAAAATTGAATCTACATATAAGGTAAGGATAATTGGAGATGTTCCAACTGATGATACTATTGTATGGAAAACTAATTATGGACAAGTTGGTTCTGTATTAGATGATGATGATATCGTAATATTTCAAATTGAACAACAAGTTGGAGACCCCGAGCCACGAATAGAATTTTATGCAAATGGTATAACGGATTTTACACACAATGGTAGTTTCCAAATTAAATCTGGAAAAAATAATAAAGAATTTAAAGGTTTAGAAACAAGTTTTAGATTATATCCTGGTAATAATGATATACAAGTACAGGTATTTAAAGAACCCGTATCTGAACCTCCAACTAAACCTGCTCTTAAATTAGATAGAACATCTGCTCAATTAAATATATCAGACCCAAAGGCAATTAGAATAGGATACAAATCAGTAGATGCAGATAAAGTAATCTATACACTTGGAAAAGTTAAAAAAACTATTCCATTAAATGGTACTATTACATTAAGTGGTAAAGACTTTCCAAACGGAGCAGGTACATATACATTATATGTTCAACCTGTATCACGAAGAGGTGGTTCTGGTGATATTGAAAAATGTATAATTACTGCAGAAAGTAAAGCATATTTACCTGGTCCTGATATCACACATATTAATTATCCACAAGTAATTAAAGGACCTGATTTTAAAGGCATTGATGTTGATTTCAACATATCATGGCAATCGGTAAATACAAACTATATACACATATATCTTGGTAAACCTGTAAGGGAAAACTACTTGGGTAAATTTGAACCACAAGGTGTTGCTCAATTTAATATGAGAAACATTATTAAAAAGGGTAGAAGGTTTGGAGCTTTAAGAAATTCAAGAAATATAATTAATTTTCAATTACTATTAGTTCCATATAATGAAGAGGGTGATTCAAGAGCAACAGGTAAGTTTGAAACTGTTAACATAACATTTGATAAAGGTGATTTAACTCTTAGAAGAGGAAGAGTAGTTGGTGACCTTAGAACTTCATTTGTAAAACAATGGAATTCAAAAGGGTTTGATGATTTTACTTCACCATTCTTAACTCACTACTTACACCTTGGTGATGGTAATAATAAATTGATTGGTACATGGGGAATTGATGAAACAACATTTTCAGATAAGATAACAAATCCTACTACAAATCAAATAGAATATAAAAACATAGAAAAATCTATTGTTTTAAAACTATATGAACCAATACCTCGAAATGTTGGTACAAATGATAAGATATGGATATCTAAAATACAATCCATACCATTAATTGATACAATAACAATTACAGATGATATTGTTAGTCAATGTACACCATTAACGCCAAATTTTAATTTAGATGTTAGTGATGAAATAGGATATCAAATTCTTGATGATTTAATTTCGAGTGGTTCTGCATCTTCAACTGATGTAATAAGTCAATTTGTATCTTCAAGTGATTTTTCTTTAGAAAATCTTAATATAGAATTCGTAACTCAATCTTCGGTAGTAAAAGAAGTTGGGACAGGTTTATTATTAGAAAAGGCTGGTATAGAAGATTATAATTGGAAAGAATTTATAAAATACTCATCTGCAGGTGAACGAGTTGAAAACTTTTACTATAAGATTAAATTATTAGAAAATTATGAAGATAAATATAATACAGTAAATAGTCTTACATCTTCTATAGCAACAAGAAACGAAGCTAAAAAACTTCAATTTAAAATTGGAGAAGTAAAAAGAGGATTTGATGCATTTGAAAAATTCCTATATAGTAAACCAACTTCTCTTTCATATCCTGGAGCTGGATTAAACTCAATATCTTCATCAGAAGATTCTTCAACAATTAGTTGGTTTAATGGTATTTTAAATTCTGCGAGAGATTATGATAAATATAATACAGCAAGATTATCTTTCAATTTACCAAAACATATTAGAGATGATGAAAACAATTCTGATTTTATATTATTCTCAGATATGGTTGGACAACACTTTGATGTTATCTACACACACATTAAGGCGGTTTCAAAGAGTAATAGAGTTGAAAACAAACATGAATATGGTATAGATGATACAATGTTGTATCATATGTTGGAATCTCTTGGGTGGAACGCTGATATGGGTGTTCAAGGTCAAGCGTTGTGGGAATATGCATTTGGTAAAGATATAGATGGCAATCAAACCACCACAATGAGTGGTAAGGATAGACAACATGAGATTTGGAGAAGATTATTAAATAACTTACCATATCTCTATAAACATAAAGGTACAAAAAGAGCAATCTCTGCGGCTTTAAGTTGTTATGGTGTACCTGCTTCCTTATTAACAATAATGGAATTTGGTGGACCAACTGACCCAGATGGAGATACTCCACAAACATTTACTTATCAAGATAGAACAGCATCTATTCTACTAAGCGGTTCAGCTGCTATTACAGTTCCATGGAAAAAATTTACATCAGTATTTAGTGATGATTATCCTAACTCTGTTGAGATTAGAATAAACACAGAACAAAGACAAGACCAAACAATAATGAGTACTGATGGATGGTCTTTACATATAAATAAAGATACTGGTTCACTTGCATCAATAGAACTAAAAGTAAGTGGAAGTGATACCATATATTCTTCATCTACGAATCTTGGAGCATTGTATAATGATGAATATACACAAATAGTAGTACAAAAAACAGTAACTGGTTCTAATGATGTATTTTATCTATATGCACAAGAGCCGTTTCAAGGTAGAATACGAACAAAATTAAGTTCAAGTTTAGAAATTTCAGGAGTTAGTTCTTGGAAGAGTGGTAGTGATTTGGTTATTGGTGGTGATAACTTAACTGCATCAATTGATGAATTTAGATTATGGAGAACTCCACTATCTGATTCAAAAATAGATAACCATACACTTTTACCAGATGCTATAGATGGTAACCATGTATCTGCTTCTACAACTGATTTAATATTAAGACATGATTTTGAATATCCAAAAAATAGACATACAAGTGGAGATGTTAATATAAAAAGTGTATCTATTAATAGAACATATAGTACATCTTCAATTGCATCTAACTTTGAAAATGTTTCATCATATCCATATCAATATAAATCATATGATAGAGATGTAACGGCGGTTGTACCATCAACTGGTAACACTGTTGGTAACAAAGTAAGATTTGAAACTCAAACTTTAATTTCTGATTTAAATTATAAAAGTAGAGCAACTAAAAAATCATTTGACCAATCACCTACCGATTCAAATAGATTAGGATTATTCTTTTCTCCAACAAAGGAGATTAACATGGATATCGTAAAATCATTTGGAAAGTTTAATATTGATGATTATATAGGAGACCCTTCTGATGATTATAAACCTACTTACGCTAAACTAAATCAATTAAGAGGTTATTATTTCGATAGATATTCTTTAAACATCTATGAATATATTCAACTAATTAGATACATAGACCAATCATTATTTAATATTATTATTTCATTAATACCAGGAAGAGCTCAAACAAGTCAAGGTTTGTTAATAGAACCCCATATTCTTGAAAGAAGTAAAACACAATGGAAACCATCCACTGCAGTTAAAAAAGATTATAAATCGGTTATTGATATTACTGATATAGGAGTATCTTCTGATAATAAACAATACTTGACAATAGTATCCGCATCAGACAATACATCATTAAGTGGCGAATCAAGTGATTTTGTTTCTGTTATTGATACCGATACTTCAAAAGTTTTAGTAGGAACTCATTCAGATTTTTCTGCAACAATTGGTACTGAGGATAATACAACATTAAATGGATTTATCACTGCAAACTCAGGTTCTGATATGGCAGGGATTTCATTTACAATAGATAACACAAATTTAGGAGAATCAATACAAGGTGAATTTGATTCTGATTCTTTTACTCAAATAGGAACAGATTCGGACTCATTATCAATAGCTGGATTTGGTGTATTTGGTAAAAACGGAAACTCTATCAGAACTAAACTTGATTCTGATAATAATTATATTCAAGAAAGAATAAAGATTTTCTTACTTAAAAAATCATATCAAGTTGATATACCAGAAAACGTATCAGTAGATGCATCACAAGGTAGACAATTTGTATCCACAACCAAATATAAAAAGATTGTAAATATTTTACCATTTACTGGTTCTGATGGAAACGAATCAACAAATCCAACTGTAAGTGGAGATATCGTGGAGGTTACACCTTTAAATGGTTATTTCCCAACACATTACAGAAATACAGGAGACTTATCTGCTGGATTGGAAAATTCGTTTTATAATGGTTCTAAACAAACAAGTGCAACAACTTTAGATGGTGGTTCACCTGTTGTAACGTTTACTACAAATCCGAATACATTAAAAGTTTCTGATAGTGGTAGAGGAAGTGGAGAACCAATTTTAGAGGTAGATTAAACGATTTTATGATTTACTTATATTTATATATTGAATAACATTAACAAAGGAATTTTTAAATTATGGCTTATTTAAATAACACCGAAATCACAGTAGATGCGATTCTCACTAAGAAGGGTAGAGAGAAATTAGCAGCTGGAGATGGTTTAAACATCACAAAGTTCGCTTTGGGTGATGATGAAATTGATTACACCCTTTACGAACCAGCACACCCAAAGGGAAGTGCTTATTATGATGCGGCAATTAAAGCAATTCCGATTACTGAAGCTTCACCCGATGAAACTCAAGTATTAAGACATAAATTAGTTACTTTACCAAAAGGTACAACTAAGATACCTAAAGTTGAATTTGGTATCCCTTCTATAAGAGTTTCACCATCATCTGGTCAAGTAACTCTTTCACCAACTACATCACCAAGTGGTAACACACAACAAGGATATACAGTAATACTTGCTAATAAAAACGCAGGTTCTATTGTTGGTAGTGGTTTAGCAGCAGGAGCAGCAACTACTCCATCATTCTTAGGAGATGAAATTACACAAACAGCAGCAATTGAAACTGGATTAACATTTACGTTTATTCCAAATCCAAGTCTGTTAAGAGCGTTAACAACAACTATAACGGTTTATGGAAACGAAACAGGTGGTTCACAAACTATTCCTGTTACAATTACTGACCCAAGAAGAAGCTTAGGTACACCTATTAGACGACTCTAATGGATAAAAAATTAAAGTAAAAAAGGAAAATAAAAAATGGCACAAATAGCAGGACAAGCTGGAGTAAATTTAACAACTGAGTTATCAACGTATTTAGCTGATAATCAAGGTACTCTTACTTCAGAACAATTATCATCAATCATTAATCAGTATTTAACTGGTGGTGATAAATTAGGTGCAAGTGGGGGAGCAATCGCTCAAGGCATCTATAAACGATTTGGTGAATTTGACCAAATAACAGGTAAAGTTGAAGTTGTCACGACTGGATTGTGGAGTGGAGATACTGGAAGTTTATCAACTTTCTTTACTTCATCAACACAAGTTTCTCAGGCAAGTTCAAACTACTATCTAAATGTATATAATACTGACCCAGCAAGTGATACATCAGCCGCTGTACAATACGCAGTTGCATATGGACACAGAACTGGTCAAGGTTCTATATCATTAGCAAATTCAGATTCATCAACTTTAGCAAGTAAAGCAACTTATGCTCAATATCGTTCAATATTATTGGATAATGATGATACTCAATTCACATTTGTATCTTCATCAGCAGCTGGAACACATGACTCAGATAGTATCTATGTAATCAATGTAGCTCGTGCCCGTTACAAAGAGAAAATGGATGCTGGAAACTGGTCATTGAAAATTAGTGGTTCTAATGGAATCTCTACATTGATTGATGATAGTGGAAAGAAATTCTCAGATACAGTTGGTAAAGCTGGTAGAGTATTTGATGTTGCAAGTGGTTCATTAAATTTAGGAACTGAAAATGAAGCAACAGTTAATACAACAACCGCTTCAAATGGACAAGGATTGGGTAAATTCTATCCTGACCAAGGTTTAGTAATTCTTAATCCAACTGCGATTCATAATTTAATCGGAACTTCAATAGATAAGGATAATGATAAAGGAGCTTCCATTTCTACATCTGTAGCTACAGAAGGTAAAAATCATTTCTTATTACACAACGCTATTGTAGGTGGGGGAGATTTTGAAGCAAGAAGAACAGAAAATGTTTCTACATCACATTACTTTGTAAGAGCAACAAATAGAGAATTTAACTTCTCTAACAACCCAACGTTTGTAACTGGTTCAGATGGTTCATTTGCAGAATCAAGTTTTGAAACTGACCCAAGAACCTTTATCAGTACAATTGGTTTATATAATGATTCAAACGAGATACTGGCAGTTGCTAAAACATCACAACCAATTCCTAAATCATTTGATAAAGAAGTATTAATCAAAGTAAAACTTGACTTTTAATAAATAACACAGAACACTTAAGGTTGCAAACTTAAAGGTTCACGAAAAACTTAAAGAATGATATCGTTCTTTATACCCCACCGAAAGTGGGGTTTTTTGTTTCACTATATTTATATAAAGGAGTATTGAATCTATGATAAAAAATATACCAAAAACGGCAGTTTGGAAAAAGAGTTTTCCTGTTTATAAACAATTTACTGTTTCTAATTCGGACTATGAAGTAATATCTGGTTCTTTAGAAACAGGAAGTTTTGAAACAGGTTCTTTCAACAAGCAGGGTAATGTATATACTCATCCATTAATTAAATCGATTATACATAAGTACTATGGTGACCATAGTAATCCATTTACAATGTATGGGGTTGTAAGTGATATTGGTAATTTTAGAAACGAAAGACAAACTGGTTCTAACGCATATGTTATATCAATTGACCAAGAAAAATATGGTGAAGGTATAAAAAAGAACTCATTACTACTAACTGACCATGGAAATACGATTGTATATTCAGATGATGGTAGTGGTAATATAGTTTCACAATATCCAAACTACACAATTAATAGTATAGATTTTCAAACAGGTGACATTACTATAACAGATACCGATAATGAAATATTTACAGGAAGTATTGCAAACTTTGATGTTGAGAGTGGTGTAGCTATTTTAACATTTGGTATTGATACTGATTCTGTTGATGTAATGGTATTGGATTTTTCAGAAAATAGACTACAAACTTCTGTAGCTTTAGATTTTGATGAATTAGAGATTGATGAAGCTAGATACGGAAACGTATTTTATGCAGATGGTACAGTAATATTGTGGGATAATCCAATTACAAATTATACTGCACAATATAGAAGTACTAAAACTATTCACGAAACAGAAGTTCTTGTACAAGTTAAAGCGGGTGAATTTAATTTTTCACAAAACCCTTCTGCTGTAGATGTTACTTTATTTAAAACTCCATATGAATTTGATATATCACAACCATCAATACATAGAAGAGCACACAAACGAAAAATAAAAGAAATTTTAGATATATCAAGAAAAGAAGAATATTATGGAACTGTTGGAACATCGACAGGAAGTTGGGATGATTATGATAAATACAGACAAACAGACCCAACAGGTTCATATTTAGCACCATTTATTACAACCATTGCATTATACGATGATGATGGAGATATGGTTGCAGTTGCAAAATTACCAACACCAATTAAAAATTTACCAGATATGGATATGAACTTTATTGTTCGTTTCGATACTTAATTAATATTTATATAATACAAAGGAGATACTTATTATGGCATCAATTGAAGAACTTTACAACAAATCTGAATTCGCAAAATTTCCACAAGGAAAAGATAAAGATAAAACACCTATCGAATTAGATGGTGGAAAAGATTTAAGAAACGAAGAGAATCTAGCAAAAGCTAGAGGTGGAAAACTGAACTTGAAAAAGTATTCAGAATCAGTTACACGCTAAATCTATAATTTTGGGTTTACTTATTAATACCCATCATAAATGGGCTTTTGTTCATATTCCAAAAACAGGAGGCACAAGTTTGTCAAAAGTTTTGGCAAACATTCCAAATACTGCAAATCCTGCTGGTCACGATTCTCTAAGAATATTAGAGACTAACTTATCGGAATATTTTAAATTTACTCTTGTAAGAAATCCTTTTACAAGAATAGCATCAGCATACTTTCATGAAATTAGAAAAACAGGATATATGACTTTTGAATCTTTTTTAAAAAATTCGAATGAATATGATTTATGGTTTTTAAATCAAACTTATTATACACATGAAGGATGTACAAACGATAAACACATGAATTATATTGGTAGATATGAAAACTACTCAAATGATGTTGAATACTTATTTAATAAAATAGGTATAGATTCAAATATTCCTCATTTAAATCGTAATCCAATTTACGATAAACATCCAAACTTAGACCAACACAAATATTACAAGCATTTATATTCTGAGAAGTGGATGAAGGATTGGGTACGAGAGAGGTATTATAATGATTTCAAAATTTTTAACTATGGGATGGACATATAACGGAAAATGTATAACAGAAATATCAGATATGCCAGAAGGTACTATCGGATTCATATACAAAATTACAAATGGACAAACAGGTCAATATTATATAGGAAAAAAATCTCTATATTCACATAGAACTTTACCACCACTAAAGGGTTACAAAAGAAAAAGAAAAGTAGTGAAAGAATCTAAGTGGCAAGATTATCGTTCATCTAATGCAAATGTACAACTTTGGTTTAGTGAAAATGATAAAGCTTTGAATGAAGATAGAAGAAAAGATATTAATGATAGATTAGAATTAAGGATTCTTAGATTCTGTAAAGGTAAAAAATCCTTAACCTATTATGAACTACAAGAACAATTCTCACATAATGTACTTGCAGACGAGTTATCTCTAAATGATAACTTATTAGGAAAGTTTTTTAGAAAAGACTTGGAAAATTAAAATATTTTTTGTATATTTGATATATGGGTAAGAATACTTTAGTTGTAATGGGATGCTCTATGACAGAAGGTCAAGGATGTTGGGGTGATTTTAATAAACACATCACAAAAGTTGATGATATCTTAAAACTAAGGAAAAAATATATTAATAGATTTTACGAATTTGGTTGGCCAAATATTGTAGCTAAAGAACTTGGATTTGATAAAGTAATAAATTTAGGTAAAATAGGAAGTTCAACATCAGGTCAACTAAAGTTTTTTAAAGAACAGAATTTTGGTAATGATAATGTATATATTATATGGATGTTAACTGAGCCAATTCGGTTTTCTTTTTATAAAAAAGGAAAAATAAAAAACATTCATCCAGCTAAAGGAACACCTATTGGAAATTCCTATATAGATTTTGTAGATGATATAACATTAGATTCGTGTCTTGAACAATTATTTTACATTAAGTGTATGAGAGATATTTCTAAATTGAATAACTATAATTTATTAATTACACATTGGAACTCTGCATCTAAACACACTCAATCATTAGATGATGTTACTGATAACTATTTACACAAAGTTCCAACAACTATATTACCATCTAATAGAAAATTTATTTCAAATGTATGTGGTCATCCTAATGAATTGGGATATGATTGGATGGCAAAAACTATATTAAAAGAAATTAAAAATAATAATAAAAATTTTATCATATCTGATAAAAAAGATAAATTAGAATATATTGCACCTGAACACAAATCATATACTATAAATAAAGAATTACTATAATGAGTGTTAAACAGATAAAAAATATATTAAATTTAGATACGTTATCTATTATCAAAAAGAATAATAGGGATGTTTTTATTAAACAAATTAATAATCTTCAAAAAAGTAAAGAATTTTGGAATTATAAAATAGTTCAATTTAGTAACGATGTATCAATATATAACTTACCAACAGATAGTTTAGAATTTGATTTAATAAAAAAAGATATAGATAAATTAAATTTAGAGGTTAATATACAAGGAATAATGTATTACTATTGGCAACCTGGTTCATATATTCCATGGCATAACGATGGTATCTACTCTAATTCTATTACTATATACTTAAATAATAAATGGGATTATAGTGAAGGTGGTTTATTTTTATACAAAGATGGAAACGATATTAAAACTATAATACCAAGTGATAACTTAGGAGTTATTCAAACGGGTGGTGTTGAACACTCTACAACAATAACAAACACAGAATCCCCAATTAGAAAAACTATTCAAATATTTTTAAACGATAAAAAACATAATACACTATTGTGAAAACATTTATAATCAGAATAAGTAGTAATGAAGATTCAGTTAGGTCTGTAAAACAAACAATCCAAAGTGCAAAAGATGTAGGATATAAAGAATCAATTGAAATATTTGAAGCAATTAAACCAACTGAGTGGAAAGAGATTCTACCATATGAAAATACGTTTCATAATTACGAAAGACCAGATAATGTTGGTGCTTGTTTTGCTTCTCATTATTTGTTGTGGAAAGAGTGTATAAAGTTAAATGAACCTATATTAATATTAGAACATGATGCAATATTCAAAAGTAATATACCTGATATAGATTTCAATATGTGTGTTAACTTTGGTAGACCGAGTTACATTAGACCTCATCATATGATTTATGAAGAACCAAAAGATGGATTAAATTGGCCAAATCAAGTTAACTTCTTAGGTCATCATGCATATGCAATTAAACCAAATGCAGCTAAAATATTCTGTGAAGATGTAAAGAAAAGAACTTTATCTGCAAATGATGTATGGATTGAAAGAGTAACATATCCATGGTTAGAAGAATATAGACCATTCCCCATTTGGGCAGATACTGATTTCTCTACTATACAAACGATGTTACCAGATGAAAACCCACTAAAACAAAAATATGATGAAATTACTGATGTTAATAGTCCTTATTACGATTATTTAATGAAACATTTTTCTCATGTTCTAAAAGGACCACAATCAGAAAGACATATAGATATATGATATTAGAAAAAAATATATTATCTAAGAGTGAATGTGATTTGTTTATAGAAAGAGCAACACTAAAAGGATTTAAAAATAGTTTAATTGGTGATGGAAACGAAAATTCTAATATAAGAACTTCCTATGAGGTAAATTTAGATATAGATGATGTAGTTGGTAATCTATTATTAAATAAATTAAATGAGTTTAATATTACATCACTACCAAAGTATCTAAAAGTAATAAAATACACTAAAGGTTCTTTTTTTAAAAAACATAAAGATACCTACGATGATGTAAAAAATCGTAAAAGGTATAAAACAATGGTTTTACAACTATCTAATACTGCGGATTATCAAGGAGGTGATTTGAAGGTTTATACTGACTTGAGTAAAGATATATATTTCCCTATATCAAGACAACAGGGTTCGGTTTCTATATTTCCAAGTGATTTTACACATGAGGTTTTGGAAATTATTGACGGAATTAGGTACACTATTGTTATGTGGTTAGAATCAGATAATTTTGATAGTAATAAAAAAATATTAATATAAATTTGGAATTTACAAATATTTTTCGTATATTTGTAGTGTTAAAAGTATAAATATGCTTTCACATCACGAGAAACAAGAGGTTATAAACATATTAAATGATGTTTTGGGTGTTGGTACATCGATGAAAAACGATGAACAAGCACACCATTGTCCATTCTGCCATCATCACAAGAAAAAGTTACAAGTTAATTTAAAAACACAATATTGGCATTGTTGGGTTTGTGATGCAAAAGGAAGAAAGATACAGAGGTTACTTAAAAGACTGCATGTAGATTCTCGTAAATTAAAGAAAATATATGAAATCTATGGAGATGATTATGTTGTATATTCAAAAGAAACTGAAGAAGAGAAGGTTGAGTTACGATTACCAAGTGAATTTAAATCACTTTTAAAAGTACCAACAGGTAAAGTAAAACCTGTGTACAGAAAAGCTCTTAGGTATGCTGAAGATAGAGGTATTACTAAAGAAGATATTACAAGATATAATATCGGTTATTGTGATACTGGTATGTATTCCAATCGTATTATTATTCCATCTTATGATTCTGATAACAGACTCAATTACTTCATCGCACGTTCTATACACTCTGAAGAAAAGTTTAAGTATAAGAATCCGCCAGTTTCGAAAAATGTTATTATGTTTGAAAACCAAATAAATTGGAACGAACCAATAACATTAGTTGAGGGTGTATTTGATGCAATGGCGGTAAAAAGAAATGCTATTCCTATACTTGGTAAATTTATTCCAAAAACTTTAAATGATACTATATATAAAAAGGGTGTTGAAAGTATCAATATATTATTGGATGGGGATGCTCAAGACCAGGCTTTATACTACACTATGCAATTCCAAAATCAAGGAATCACTACAAAAAATATTAAACCCACAGATAAAGATGCATCTGAAATGGGGTTCACAGAAGTAAATAATAAATTAAAAGAATCTAAGAAAACAGGATTCGGTGATATTATATCACAAAAACTAAAAGGTTTATGATAATAAATAAGGTTTACCACCTTGCAGATTTACACATTAGAAATCTACAAAGGCACAAAGAATACAAACAAGTATTTAAAAAATTCCTAAAACAAGTTAAAGAAGATAAAATTGAGGATTCCCTCATTTATATTGCTGGTGATATTGCTCATGCTAAAACTGAGATGTCACCTGAACTCGTACACGAAATAAGTTGGTTTCTCACCGAGTGTGCGAAGTTAAGAGAAACTGTGTTAATCACAGGTAATCATGATTGTAATTTAAATAATTCCCACAGACTAGATGTACTCACACCTATTATCGAAAATCTTGGAAATAATCGAATTCATTATCTTCGTGATACTGGTGTCTATAATATCCATAATCTTACTTTTGTTGTTTATTCTATATTGGATGACAAAGAAAATTGGCCTAAAGGAGATACCATTGATGGAGAAAATAAAATCGTTTTATTCCATGGACCAGTAAACAAAGCTCAAACAGATATCGGCTATACCGTTTCTTCAAACTCATTCCAAGTGGATATGTTTGATGGATTCGATATGGCCATGTTGGGTGATATCCACAAAAGACAAACATTCGGACCTGGTTATGAACACATTGCTTATGCTGGTTCTATGATTCAACAAAATCATGGTGAGTTATTAGAGAATCATGGATATCTACTTTGGGATATTCCAACAAGAACTTTTACAGAACATCATCTACATAATGATTATGGATTCTTAACAGTTGATGTAGTTGATGGTAAGATACCTCAATGGGTGTATGATGAGGTTGGTACTAAACTTCCAAAGTATCCAAGATTAAGATTACGATTTACAAGAACAGAAGCTTCTGATATGAAAAGAAGAATAACTGAACTAAAGAAGTTATTCAAAGTTGCTGAAGTTACTGTAACGAGAACTGATACAATAGGACAACTAAAAACAAATCAAAAGGTAAACAAAAACATCGTTGGTAATGTTAAAGATGAAACATTCCAAAACTCCTTAATACGAGATTACTTAGAAAGACAATATTTGTTAGAAGATGAGGAGTTAGATAAGATAGCAGAAATTAACTCAGAGTTAAATGGACAGATAGATGATTCAGATTCAATAGGTAACATCTTATGGACACCGAAAGAGTTTCAGTTTTCTAATATGTTTTCATATGGTGAGGATAACAAAGTAAGGTTTAATAAAGCTCAAGGTATCGTTGGTATCTTCGCTCCAAATGCCTCTGGTAAATCCTCTCTCTTCGATGCATTATCATTTTGTATCTATGATAAGACTTCTCGTACAAACATCTCTAAGAACATCTTAAATAATCGTAAAACAAACTTCTATTGTAAGTTTAACTTCGAGATAGATGGAATTGATTATTATATCGAAAGAAGAGCTAAATATGTTAGGAGACAAACATCGGTAAAGGTGGATGTAGATTTTTGGAGAGATAACAATGGAGTTATAGAATCACTTAATGGAGAACAACGAAAAGATACTAATAAGGAAATAGAAAAGTACTTAGGTAAGTTCGAGGACTTTGTTTTAACTGCTCTTTCTCTACAAGGAAATAACGCACTCTTTATAGATAAATCACAATCGGAAAGAAAAGAAATACTTTCTCAATTCATTGGTGTAAACATCTTTGATAAATTATATCAAAAGGCTGCTGATGAGAATAGGGATAATGCAACACTTATCAGAAAATTTAAGAGTGATGATTTTACGACAAAATTAGCGGAAATCGACACTGATTTAAAAACAAACAAAAATGATTATAAACTTTTAGAGATAAATCAAAAAGCTTTAAAAGACGAAGAAGATGTGTTGAACAAAAGGATTATATCCCTAAACGAGAAAATCGTTAAGTTGAATGCTGATAGTGGGGTTTCGATTGAAGAGTTAGAAAAAAGATTGAAAAACCTCGAAACCAAAAAGGATGGGGTTTCAACCACAAAAAGTTCGGTTCAAGAAAGAATCACCTTTAGGGAAGAACTACAAATTACTTTAGAAGAAATCTTAGATAAGTTTGATGAAGAAGATTTAGAAGAAGGAATTACAAAATTAAAAAGATTAAGAAAGAATTTATCTAATATTGATTCTGAAATAGAAAAAATTAATATTAAGTTAGAATCTTTATACGAAAGAAAACAGCACTTAGATTCACACAAATATAATGAGGATTGTGATATTTGTATGGAAAATTCTAAATCTATTTTAGATACAAAATCTGAAGTAGAATCAAAGATAAAGGAGTTGGAAGAATCTTTACAACACAATGAAAAAGAAAAGTTAGATTTAAACATTGAGATTGATTCTTTGAAAGGATATGAGGATGAGTGGGATAAGTATAAAGATGCTAAAGATAAAGAGGATAAATTAGATAGAGAAATATCCCAACTTATCAACAAGTTATCAACAACCGAAACTGAAGAAATCCGTTTAGATACACAAATTACTCAACAGCAACAACTTATCAAAGAATATTATAAGAATGAGAAACAAATTCAGAAGAATAAAGAAATCAGAGATGAGATTAGTGGAGTAAGAGAAAAACTTACAATTGTTAAAGATGAACTTAAAGGATACAATACAGATATCCTTAAATTAAATGGTAAAGTATCAGCATTACAGAATCAGAAAGAAACTATTGAAGATAGAATCAATGAGGTTAAGGATATGGAATCTCAAAGTAGATTATTTGATTTTTACTTAAATGCTCTTTCTAAAGATGGTGTATCTTATGAATTGATTGAAAAAGCATTACCAATGATTGAGGGTGAGGTAAACAATATTCTTGCACAAATCGTAGAGTTTGGAATGCAATTAGAAATTGATGGTAAAAACATTAATGCTTATTTAGTGTATGGAGACCAGAGATGGAGTTTGGAAATGTGTAGTGGAATGGAAAGGTTTATTAGTGGTTTAGCAATTAGAGTTGCTCTAATCAATGTATGTAACCTACCAAGACCTAATTTCCTTGTGATAGATGAAGGATTCGGTACATTAGATAGTGAGAACCTACAATCCCTATTTATGTTGTTTACATACCTTAAAACTCAGTTTGATTTCGTTATGATTATTTCACACATTGATTCAATGAGAGATGTTGTAGATGGTCTTATAGAGATTAAGAAAGAAAAAGGATTTTCTAATGTAAAATTTTAATGAAAGCGTATCACTTAGAAAAATCATTATTGGGTGGTGAAAAATTTCCTATCTATTATACACCAGAACTAAATGGTGGTGGTCTTTTTTGGTGTAATCAATTAAAAGAAATAAAGTATTCTTTACCAAAAGTAAATTCTGTTATGGAAATGGGATGTGGGCCTGGATTTATTGGGTTCTACATAAAACATCAACAAAACTTAAAAAAGTTAGTATTGATTGATATCTATGAACCAGTTAGAGAAGTAATTAATAAAACTATTAAAGAGTGTGGTTGGGAAGATGATGTGGAGTTATACATTAGTAATGGATTAGATGATTATACTGGTAGTAAAGTAGATATGGTTGTTTGTAATCCACCTCATTTAACATCTCTTAGTGATTTTGAAAAGCATAAACATTTACAGACGGGTATTACTAAAAGAATGTTACTTGATGATGAGTTAAGGTTACATAAAAATTTTTTAGAAAACCTTGATGCTGTACTTCATCCAAATGGTTATGTTTTTTTATTAGAAAATAAAACGTCCGTTTTACCTGAAACGATATTAAAAATAAACCCCAAGCTTAAAATTATAGATTACATAGACCATCCTTCTTCTATGTGTTATTCTGCACTTTACCAACTTACTTAGAAACTCGTAATACATTGTTTGGTTTATCTTTATCAGATATACCTAATTTTATTTTTATCAATCTTTCAACTAATCCACTTTTAGAATAACCATTCTCACAGCAGTAATCGTGTAATTCTTTATATAATTCCCTTTTAACTTGTATTGTAGTATATTTTCCCATAATATATAGATTTCTATTGAATATATATTCATAAATATAAATCAAATATATTTATAGTAAGATTAATAGGAAATATTTTATGGCAATTATCAAGAAATTTTCACCATTTCAAAATCTTAGTAACTTTTCAACATTTGTTGATGATGATAATCCAAATTCAGAATACTTTAAGATTACTGAATTTAAGGAAACATTTACAGGTGGTAAAAACGGGTTTCTTATAGAAGGGTGTCCGGAATTAAAAGAAAGTTCTGAGGTTAAGATAGAACTACTTGATGTGGAGGGAAATCCCATATACTTCGAGCCTGGAGATGGTATACCAGAATATTATGAAGGTACATCTAAATTAATATCAGTTCATGTTTATGAGGATACTCCAATTGGATTGGGAAAGATAACTATACTTGGTGAACTAAAACAATATAAAGATTCTTTTGGAGCTCTTGTAGATATACCCAATGAATGGAGGGGTGTTTACAATGTTAAGTGGGAAAGAACATTTCAGGTAAATAAAAATTTATCCAATGAAACAACTGTTAGGTTTTATAAAAGACCTTCAGTAACAATTACAGAATTAATAAAACCCATATTTTCTAAATCTATTCCAACTGTAACTGATACTGGTCATGTACATGGGTTTTCTATAACACCATCTGTTGGTGAAAATATTACAACATGGAGAGCTGGTACATCATATGGATTACGATTAACAAGTGGTTCTTGGGATGTTGATGTAGATGAAAATATTATTACAATTTCAAATCCTTCATATCAAGCTAGAATAATTGAAGTATTGGATTCGAAACAGGTACTTGTTGATATACCTTATACTGAAAATAATATTGTAACAGATTTTGAATCTGGTTCTTATTCTGTTACTTATACTGATTTTCAAAATCAAGTTGTTGGAGAAACTTCTTTAACAGGTTCATTTGCTAAAGTAGATATATCACAACTTAAAACTTTTGTTGGTGATGTTGCTAGAGTAAAGGTATTTAGAAAATCAAGAAACGCTGTTGGTGATTTTCAATTTGTACAAGAATCAAAATTAGAATCATCAGAATTACTTAGAGATATTACAACAACATCGGATACGGAATTGTCGTATGGTAGATTCGATGAAAACAACTTAACTAACTATTGGGTAACCTCATCTGATTCACATCCTACTTCAATCAACTCAGATGTTTTATCTCAAGCAGTAAAGATTGATTATGATGAGAATGTAGGTGGTGTACAGAGATTAATAACATCAGAATCAATATCAGTATCAAGTGATGTTGAATATACACTAAACTTTAGAACATTACTAAGTGGTTCACTTGATGATAGTGGTAAAACAATAAGGGCGTTTTTTAGTTCATCAAACTTTACACAAGATTTTACAACAATAAGTGGTTCTGCTATTTATAGAGCAAGACAAAATATATCTGAAAATATTATATCTCAAAATACTGGTGATGCAAAATTAGTATTCGAGGTTCAAGGTTCTGATTGGTACATTTCAAATGTATCTTTAAGAAATGCACAAGAATCATCATTTTCACCAGATGAATTTACTTTAATTCAAGATATTCCAAGAAAAACTGCATCTGAAACATTTGATTTTAGATTTGAGTTTTATGATATCAATAACAATTATATACCTGTTGATGTTTCTGCTGTTGGTGTATTTAATGGTGGTAATGATTTTCCTACAAGTGCAAAATTATTAACATTTGAATCCGATAGAAATGCATTTAGATTTTCAAGTGGTTCGGTACAAAATCCAAAGAATCAACAAATACAACTTAAGATAACCCAAAATAACTTAACGGGTTCAATATTGTTTGAATCATCTGCATTTGATGTTGATGGTAATTATTTAAATCCAAATGATTATACACAATATCCTGGTTTACTAACAGGTGTAAATCCAGCTGGAGGGTTAATTACTATAAATAATTTTACTGGTTCAAGAACTGATAATTCACCAACTCCTTTTGTTGGTTCTGTTATTTATACCGCTTCATTAGAAAACTTACAAGAGTTTGAAACTGTTTATAGATTAGAAGATGGTGATAATGCACCTCAACTTATTGTAACTTCAAACGCAAATCAATTTACATATGAACCAACTGCATTAGAACCAAAGCCATCTGGTCAATCGATTACAGTTAGAGCTCAGAGAAAAAACTTAGCATCTTTAATTACACCAATAGAAATAAATAGTGGTAGTAATAAACCTAAATTAAATTATGTAGATACTGTTAATGGTATAGATACATATACTTTAACCGCAACTACATTCTCAGCTTCTTTTTCCGATAACTCATTTGATGAAGTAACTTATTCATTTACTGGTTCGGATGTATTTGGTAATAAACAATCAGATGAAATTACGATTTCAAAAGTAGTTAACTTTGATGGTGTATCTATAACTCTTACAAACGATTCAACTACATTTAGAGCAAATGGACAAGGAGCGGTTCTTGATAATTTTGCAAGTGGTGATGGTGAGGTAGAAGTTAGAATTGCAAATAAAGAGATACAACATAGTGATGGACTAACTTCACCAAACAGATTTGATATTGTATCCGCAACAGCAACAAATGTGACTGAGGCATATTCATCCTATACTACCAATGAATATGGTATTTCCTCATTATCTGCAGATAGTGGTTCTTTGATACTGAGTGTAAAATATCTTGCTGGTGATAATAGTACTTCACAATCTTTTCAGAAAAAAGTAAACTATACTAAAAACAGAATAGCATCCCCTTCTATTGTATTTGATACTACAAATAAAACACAGAATGTAGATGCTAAATCAACGGGTGCACAATTAAGTTCATTTGATTCATCTACAATGGCTATTCGAGAATTCTATACAGGTTCTCTTACATCATTTTCTTCAGCTAATATCGATTTAACAATAACATCTGGTTCTAACGATGTAAGTGGAAATCCTTTAGTAACAAGGAGTGGATTAAGTTTATCTTATGGTGAATTACCAAATAATACAAACTCAACTCAAGTAGGATTAACTGCTACAGTAACAGATAGTGAAGGAACAAGTAGAGAGGTTAGTGATACCGTTTCACTTTCTAAAACAAATGCTTCTGCACCAAATGTTGAGATACAAGTATATCCTTCATCTCAAACTATAACTGCAAACTCTGTTGGTAGTGGTTCAGCAACCCCATCTAATTTATCAATTGTGGTATCTGAAGGAGGAACAACAAGAACAATATCCTCAATTGGAACAATAACAACAACTGGTGGATTAAGTGTAAATACACCAACTTCTCCATTTACAACAATATCGTTTACTTCAGATGCATCTGATATGACATCTGATACTGGTACAATTACGATACCAGTTACAACAACAAATAGTGAAGGAAGTTCTGTAACAAAAACTATAACTGCAATTGTTACAAGAGCACGAGAAGGTGAAACTCCCGTATTAGTTACTCTTACTCCACAGGCTCAAACTATAACTGCAAATTCTTTGGGTAGTGGAAGTGAATCACCACAAACTATTAGTGTAAGTGCAAAACAAGGAAGTACTGATGTTTTTGATTCTATGACAGTTTCATATAGTGGAGGTATAGGTGGAACGATTTCAAGTAATAACTTAACATTTACAGATACGGCATCTGATATGACTTCTGATACAGAAACTATAACATTTGCTGTAACATATACAGATTCTGCAGGGGATACATCTACTGAAAACATTACTGCAAATATTTCGAGAACAAGAGCTGCAAGACCAAATGTTGAGGTTTCGGTTTCTCCAACAGGACAAACAATAGAAGCAAATTCGCGTGGTAGTGGTTCGGCAACTCCACAAACTTTAACAGTAAGGGCACTTGAGGGTGGTACGAGTAGATTTGAAGAAATCACTAATGTTTCATTTTCAAATGGATTGGATGGTGATGATTCTCCATTATCAAACACAGTAGCATTTACATCAACTGCAACTGATATGACATCTGATACCGGTACTGCAACTGTAACTGTTTCATACCAAGATAGTGAAGGAACACTTGGTACTAAAGATGTGATAGCAACAGTATCAAGAGTTAGAGTGGCTCAACCAGGTATAAATTTCTCAGTTACTCCTGCCGCTCAAACAATTGCTGCTAATTCAAATGGTACTTTAACTGGTACAATACAAGATGTAAGAGTTGATGGGTTTGAAGGTAATAGTGCTTTAACATATAATCAAGGAACTCTTAGTGCTGGTCAATATAAAATTACTAATGTAACTGGTGTAAGTGTTTCAGATACAACACCATCGGATGAGAATATTGATATTACAGGTTTTAGTGGAGATAGTGCAACTGGTACTGCTTTTATTGGATTTAAAGATAACGAAGGAACTACTGGTACAACAACTATTAAATTTACACTTTCTAAATCTAAAAAAGCAACACCAGTTGTTGCGATATCTGCAAATCCACAATCACAAACAGTTGATTCAAATTCAGCATTTTCATCAGTTGGAACACCATCTGCTGTAACAATAATTGTTAACGAAGGTGGTAGTAATTATACACATACGACAGGTACGGTCACTGCAAATAAATTTAAAATTACTGGTGTAACAAATGGTACAAATAATAATGATGGAACTATTACACCAACCACACCAAGTGATGCCAATGGAACAACTTCTGTTGTAACTTTAAGTTACACAAACTCAGAAGGTAGAGAATTTACATCGAAAACAATTACGGTTAATGTTGGTGTTGCAGTTCAAGGAGATGATGGAGCGGCTGGTCCTGGTATTACATTCGTTGGAGATTGTTCTGATTTAGCAAGTACATTTACTTGGACAAGTGATGAGAACACAAGACAAGTTACTAAGGTTGGTAGTTCGTATTATATTACAAAAGATGCGGCCGATGGTGTAGCAAAATCAACAACAGGATGTCCTGGTGATACTGGTTGGGGAACTTACTTTGAAACAATGACATCTTTTGCATCGGTTGCTACCGATGTACTTTTTGCTCAAGATGTTTACGCTAACAAAACAGTTAATATTGGTACATCTCCAAATGGAACTGAACCTGTAATCGCATTAAATGCAGATGCAAGTAATGATTATGCAAATCCATACATTGGAATCGGTACATCTGCTTATAATGGCACTGGTATATTCTTAGGATATAATAGTGATGTTGCTAAACTATCCTTAAAATCATCAACAAATTCGTTATTGTGGGATGGTACAAACCTTACAGTAAATGGTGGTGGTACATTCTCAGGTGATTTATCTGCAGCTGGTGGTACTTTTGAAGGTAGTTTATCAGTAGGTTCTGGTGATGATATATTAAAAGTTGATTCGAGTGGTAACTTACATATCGGAGATGCTAATTATGCGGATGCACCATTTAAGGTATCCAATGATGGTACACTTACAGCAACTGGAGCAACAATTAGTGGTGCAATTACTATAACTTCTGGTGATACCGCGGATGCAATTGCTCAAGCAAAATCAGTTGCAGATGCGGCAACAGGAAGTGCCGCCACTGCTCTATCGGCCGCTCAAGGTGCTCAACAAGATGTTGATAACTTGAACATACCAACAGTACCAACTACATTTAATCCAAATAACTTGTCAAATGTTGGTACACCATCTGTTAGTGGATTACATTTAGGTGAGGATAAAATGGGATTCTATAATGCAACTGCACCAGCTGGATGGAAATCTTATTTAGATAGTAGTGGTAACTTTTTTCTTGCAGGTACAAATAGTGGAGCTGCCGCTCCATTGAGTTTTACAGGTACAACCGGTATCTTATCAGTTACAACAGGTGCAACAATTGGTGGTTGGACAATTGATTCAAATTCGATACACACTGGTACAAAAGGAAGTAGTGGAAACTTTACATCAGCAGGTGCTATAACAATTGGAAGTAGTGGTTTTATATCAGCAAATGGATTTTATATTGATACTGATGGTAACTTTGTACAAGAAACCACAAAAACTAAACTAAAGAAAGATGGTGTTGCAACACCAAGAGCTTTATCTAATTTATTTGATATTGATTCATCTGAAATATTTATTAAAACTGCTGCAAAAATTGGTAGTGGAACTCAAAAGGGTAGTTTCTCAACTGCGTTTGCATTTGATACCGATGGTACGTTTTCTTTAAATAATGATTTTAGAATAAAAGGCTCATCATCTGGAATCGGGACTCGATTTAATACTATATCTACCAACTTCTCAGCGATTGATACTCGAGACGGTTTCTGTGTATTACCTGGTACTAAAATAATTTCTAAAAGAGGTGAGATAAATGTAGAAGATACAAAAGAAGATGATGTAATCAAAATATTTAACTTTGAAACCAAAGAATGGGGATGGTCATCTATTGATGAAATTATTACTAATAAAGTACAAGGATGGAGTAAGATAGAAACAGAATTAGGTAAAAAGTTAAAATGTTCTAATTCACATTTACTATATCATCCTGATTATCCTAATTGTGAAATTTCTGTTGATAAACTCGGAGTTGGTGGTGAGTTGTATGTTTATGCTGATGGAAGATTAGTTATTGATAAAATAAAAAGTATAGAAACTTTTGATGAAGAAGTTGAGGTTTGGAATTATGAATTAGATGTAGTGCATAATTATATTTCAGATGGAATACTTTCACATAATATGTCTGCAAAATTAGACGCAGTTGTAACATTAGGACACGCATATAAAAAGAGAATATCGGAAAATATTTCAAGAGGTGATTTAGTAAAAGTAGATTCAAATAATGAACTTATAAAAGTATCATCAGCAAAAGATACATCGGTGGTTGGTATTCTTTGGGAAAAATATGAATTAAAAATAACAAACCTAATAACTGGTTCCGTAGAGGATGGATACACTCCTTTTACAGCATCAGAAGAAATGGTATCCGCTTCATATTTGGATTCATTTGGTAATTATTTAACAAATAATGAAACTGGTTCAAAAGAAATGTGGAGAGTAGCATCTCTTGGGGATAGTATTGAATGGAATATATCCGGTTCTTACTTTAGTTTAACAGGATTTAAAATGTGTAATCAAGGTGGTGATGTTGTACCTGGTGATTTACTTTGTTCTTCAGATACTCCTGGTTATTTAATGAAACAACCATCAGAGTGGGTAGTAACAGGATTTAATGGAGATTCTACTCCAATTTACGAAGAAAGACAATCACAATGTTCTTATACAGTAGCAAAATCTATGGAATCATCTTCGTGGGATTCTAATGGTAAAATGGAAGGCGTGTACGGATATCTATATTGTGGATAAAAAATAATTAATGAAGGTTTTTGTAACAACAGGTTGTGGTAACATCATTCAAGGTGGTGCTGATATGTGGACTAATAATTTTATAGAATTAGTTTTACCTCATCTTTCTGAATACTATATTTTGGTAGATTCTAAAAAACCAATTGGATGGAAAGATACATATCATCTTGAGAAAAGTGGTAAATTACACTTTCACTTAGAAAACGAAGAAAAAACAGATTTTATTTTAAGAGTTTGTAAGGAAATTCATTTCTTACATGCAAACTACCATAAAAGAGAACATCTTTGGAAACATAAAGATAAGTGGGGAACTATTTTTGTACAAGCATATTTACCAGATATGTTAGATTATGGAGATTCACTAAGACAGTTTAATACAAGTGTAGTAGAAGAAGATGTAGATTATTTACTTACTCATTGTAAGAAAAGAATTTGGATTGGAAATAATCCTTCTCGTATCTTTGGTAAGTTTAAAACTGATACCATACCAAACTTTTATGAATTTAAACAAAATAAACCATTAAATAAAATTAATAATAAACTTGGATTTACTTCTCGAATTGAATCAAGAAAAAATGTGCATTATTTAGATGGATTACCATCTTATGTTTTGAGTGGTTACTATGATTGGAAAAACATATCTGAAACGAACAGGTTTGATTTCTCTAAGGTTAAATACTTTAAATGGAACATTGATATACTTGAATCGTTTATGAACCTTAAATGGAGTATTTCACATTCATGTCATACTAACGAACCATTTGGTTACTCCATCTTTCAGGCAGTAGATTGGGGTAAGTTGCCTATCTTAGATGAGAATTGGGGAGAAGTTGATTACAAATATAGAGCATCTACCAAACAAGAATTTAAAGAAGTGTATGAAACTATATTATCAGATAATCATGAAACACACTTAAAACAATTTAATAATTTAAAACAATATTTAAAATCCTTTGATGATAAAAATAGGTGGTCATCGGAGGTTGTTAGTATTTTTAATTAATATATTTTTATATATTTATATACGTTTACTGATTTTGACCATACTTATAAACATGGGGGTTTGGGGGTAGTGCAAGACACTAAGACAACTGACAAATAAAAAGACAAATTAAATACCTATAACTAAGACACTAAAGTAGTTATGACACTATTCAATCTCGATTTTTTGCGTGAACATTTAACGAATAATCAAATACCTCAAACTGATGTAAATGGTAATGAGTTTCATGTTCACAAACCTGTTCCTTATAGATGGACTCATGGAGCAACTGACTTAACTCTTGGTGATGGGTTGTTAATTTATTCTATAATTCATTACATGAGAGCAAAAGTTTGTGTTTGTTTGGGTAGTGGTGGTGGATTCATTCCAAGAATCATGACACAAGCAAGGGTTGATTTATATGATTCACAAATATTTGAAGGAAATAGAGATTATAATTGGGGAGATATAGGTTGTACTTATCTTGTTGATGCTGATAATGGTGTGGGTGGGAATGTTGATTGGAAAGATGAAAACTCTTTTTTAAGAAAAAACTTTTTTCCAAGAATTATATTAGATACAACTGAAAACGCATATTATAACTTTTTTGTTAAAGAAGATATCAAGATAGATTATCTACATATAGATGCTGGACATTCATACGAGGATGTTCATAATGATTTCACACTTTATTCAAAGATATTATCTCCACATGGAATTATATCAATACATGATACTGATGTATCTTTTGAAAAAGATTTAATTGTAACCGAAGATGTTAAATCTAAAGATGACCAAGACAATATTACAAATGGCCCCTCAAAATTAATTGAAGAATTGAAATCAAATAAAGATTGGGAAATTTTCAACTTTTTTAATAACGGTATATTTAAGACTAAACCGAGTTCTACTGGTTTGACAATTCTTCAAAGATGCAGAAAATAAATTTGGTTACAGTTGTTGGGCACAACACTACACTTCTTTCACATATGATAAACCACTACAAAGATATCGTTGATGATATTTATGTTGTTGTTTATAGACAACACTCACTTGATGGAATATTAGAAGAGGTACTTAATCTTGGTATCAAACCATATAAAGTAGTAACAGAAAAAAAATTTAATTGGGAAAGAGTAACTCAATTATACAACGAAGTAAAGCAAACCAAACCCGATGAGTGGTGGGTGGTTTCGGACGATGATGAACTTCATGTTTACCCAAAACCCTTAAGAGAACTTATTACAGAATGTGATGAGAATGGGTGGGAGTTTATCACAGGAGGATTCCTCGATAGGATAGGAGAGGATGGTGAGTTTCCTTTGGTAACAAAAGAAACTAATATTTGGGAATCGTTTCCATTTGCTGGATTTTTTAGATATCCAATGAGTGGAGCGATGCCAAATAAATGTTGTGTAATGAAAGGTTCTGTGGATGTAACACCTGGTCAACACTTTGCTGTGATTGGTGATACTGATACTTGGAGAGAACGAGGATGGAATCATCCTAAAAGATATCCTATTGAAAAAGGATTAATCCAAGTACATCATTTTAAATGGGATTCAACTGTTTTAAAAAGATTAAAAGAAGTTTCAGAAACAAAAAAAGATTATTCCTTTTGGAAAGAGTACAAAAAAATGTACAGAGCCATTCAAGTATTTGATTGGAAAATAGATGTGAATAATCCTGAGTTTATGTTTGAAAGAATGGGAGATAGTGGATACTTTGATTATATGAAGTGGAAAGAACTCTCAGATGTTATAGTAAAAATCTAAATGAAAGATAAGTTAGCGATAATAGTTCCGTATAGAGATAGACAAGACCACTTAGATGTCTTTGTTCCTCATATGCACGAGTTCCTCAAAGATAAAGGAATCGAATACACTATTTTTATTGCCGAACAAACAGATGATAGACCATTCAACTATGGAAAACTGTGTAACATAGCATCAAAAGAAGTTGGAGAAGAATACACTTACTTTGCTTTTCACGATATCGATATGTTACCAATGAATGATGAGTGTGATTATGGTTATCCTGAATCACCAACTCATTTAGCAAGTAATGTTGAGGCACATGGTGGTGAATTACCTTACCCACAATACTTTGGTGGTGTTATTCTAATGAGTAGAGAAGATTTCGAAACAGCAAACGGATATTCAAATGAATATTGGGGTTATGGTTTTGAAGATTTAGATTTACTTTACAGATTAGAAAGAAGTGGTGCTTACTTAGAAAAAAAATATGATTTAAATAATGTATATTCTAACTATGATGAGTTAGATGTTCTACCATATAGGATTGAAAATGTAAATGTTTGTAATGAGAAACGAATTCAACAAATGGAATACAATACATTTTCTGAAAGTGATTACATATATGGATTACTAAATCCACTTACTAAAAAAATGGTTAAAGATTCGTTTAGTATTTCATTTTGGTTCAATGATGATTTTGAGCGTAAAATGAAAAAAAACTTATTTGTATTTGAAGGATGTGATAGTGGATTGTTTTTGAGTAGGGGAAATGAAATAATAGCACAAATTTGGGATAATAAAGATAATCACGAAGAAATTATATTATCTTACTCAAGAAACAGATGGAATCATTGTGTATATTCATATGATAGTAAAGAAAATATTTTAAAGTTATCTATAAACGATAAAACAAAAGAGATAAAATTAAAAGATAGTTTTGAGATATATGATTACTCTAAAAATAATATAAAAATATCAGATGATTCCACATCTATAATGATATCAAATATTTTAGCGTTTGATTCTTACTTAAGTAATGAAATTATAAACATATTATATAATAGAGGTAATTCATCTTTAGATGATATACATAATAAATTTGGGTTATCACCTGTAATAAACTTAAAATATAATTCTTTATATAAACAATCAATTTTATTAGATAGTGGTTCTTACAAAAATCACTTAAAGTTTTATGGAAGTTTACAATCAGATAAATTAACATATACACCAAATGAATTATATCTGCCAATAAGATTAGATTCTGAATATAAATCTTTAGTTCACAAAAACGATACAGATATAATAAAAAGATATTACGAATACGACCCGGATATTACAGAAAATTCTGATATATTTTTTCACGATGTGATTCCAAATAAATTAGATTATAAATCCATAGGATTGAGTACATTAAATTACAGTATATTAGATATACAAAATAAAAAAAATTATGAACTTATTAGAATTGTTACATAACGAAAAAGTTGTTAAAACTCTTGAAAAGATTGATAATGACTTGAAAGATTTAACAGAACCAAGTTCTGATGATAAATCTATATTTTTAAAAGTTATATTAATAGTTGAAACATTGTTCTTACAAAATAAAAACTCAAGAACAGCAAATATTGGTAGATTCTTTTCAAGATACTATGATAAACAAACAGATATTGATGATATCAATGAAGATATTAAAATGAAAACTGTAAAACGAGATGATATAAAATTTCGTTTAGATGATTTATCGGTAGAGAAAGAAAAGTTAGAATATAGATTACAAGAAATAAATGCAGAAATAGATACTAAACAATGGGAGCCTCAAAAAATAGAAGATGAGTTGGAGAACTTAAAATGGGAGCCTAAAAGATTACAAGATTGGATTGATGAGGCATCCTTTCCAATCGATAACGAAGGTCTTGAAGGTTTCATATTTGAAAAACTAAAAGAAGAATTAATTTATAACAAAAAACTAAATTACAATTATGGCAAAGAACGAGACAACGAAGGTTAAATCTCTTGAAGAAAGAGGTGTAAAGGCCCTTGAATCTATTGCGGGTTCAATTGGAGACATCAACGATTGGTTGTATGAATTAGATGCTGATATGTGGCAAGAAAGATTGGAGTGGTACTTGAATGAGTTCTACCAAATCGCTAAAACAAAAACAGTAGGAACAACAAATAGACCAGAAAGAGGTAGTGAAAGAATCCAAGAGAATACAGAAACTCAAGGAGAAGAAAGTAAATCATAAACTTGGTATAATAGTTCCATATAGAGATAGAGAACAACAACTGAAAAGGTTCTTATCTCATATGAAAGATTATATTAAGGATATTGATTACGAAATCTTCATCATTGAACAGGCAGATGATAACCCTTTTAATAGAGGTAAACTTCTGAATGCAGGATATAAGTATGCCTTAGATAAAGGGTGCGATTATTTTGTATTTCACGATGTTGATATGTTGCCTGAAGATGTAGATTATTCGTATTCAGATAAACCTCTACATTTAGCAACACACTTACAAGAACACGATTACGAAACCACATTTTTTGATTACTTTGGTGGAGTAACAATGTTTACAAAAGAAGATTTCAAAACTATCAATGGATTCTCAAACGAATATTGGGGATGGGGATTTGAAGATGATGATTTACTTATCAGATGTTTAGATTCAAATCTACAATTAGATATGGATTCAAATGGTAGCGATACTATTCAAGAAATAGAATCATTTAAATTTGATGGAAATGAATCCTTTATAAAATTAAGTACAGATAAAAAGTTACACTTATTGGAAGATGAGTTTACAATATCTGTAATGGTTAAACCTGAAAACATAAAATTGAGTGTTAATAAGGATTATGATGAATTTCCCATATTATCAATTCCTGGTTATAACATAGGATTGTTTTATAACTCATTTAGAAGATTCTTCTGTCAAGCATATGATGTTGATAAAAAATCACATTCAATATCAACTGATATTGTTGGTGATAGGTGGGTTCATTTAACAATGGTTTATGAAAATTCAGATACCTTAAAGTTTTATATGAATGGTGAATTGGTTAGTGTTGAAAAAATGAACAATGAGATACTACAATTACCTTCTAATGAAATATATGTTGGGATTGGAAATGGTAAACCAACAAATAAAGACTTCTTTTATGGATTAATATCGGGTATCGAGATATACGATATTGCACTTACTGATGATGAAATAGTTGAGATATATGAAAACCCAACAAAACCAAAACTTAGAAACTTTGGTAATTTTAAATCAAGTGAGTTTTTATATACACAAATATTACCACAATTATCATCATCCACTACTTGTATAGACTTGGGTGGCAAATATGATGTTTATTTGAATAATATATATTTATATAAGAGTAGAGAATCATTTAAAACATTTTTGCCAAAACCACATAGAAGAAATTCTCGATTTGTATCACTTAAACATAAAAGCAACTCTTCGGTTGGTAATAAATGGATTCATAAAGAAACAAGAAAAAATCAATTAAAATACTATAACGATGTTAGAGAAGGAATTGATGATTTTAGAATAGATGGATTAAACACTCTCAGATATAAAGAAATTAAAAAAGAAGAAACTAACTTAGTTACTAAAGTACTAATAGAACTATGATGAGTATGTATAACAGAGGTATAATTGCAGGAAATTTTGATGTAATCCATCCTGGTTATATAAAGATGTTTAAAGAATGCAAATCATATTGTAAACAATTCATAATTCTTCTTCATACAGACCCATCAATCGAAAGACCAGAAAAATTAAAACCAATTCTTACTAAAGAAGAAAGAACAGAGGTTTTAAGTTCAATAAAATTTATAGATTCAATAGCATACTACACATATGAAGATGAGTTGGTTAAATTAATAAAAGATTTAGAGCCAGATATCAGATTTTTAGGGGATGATTATAGAGGCAAAACATATACTGGTTTTGAATTAGATATACCCGTTCATTATCTAAACAGAGACCATGGTTGGTCAACAACCAAGTTTAAAAAACTAATTGCAGATACACTATGAAGTTAGGAGTTTGTGTACCATATAGAAACAGAGAAGCACACCTTAAAGAATTTATACCAAGAATTGGTAAGTACCTTGAGGATAGGGGAATTGATTATCAAATTTATTTTGGTCATCAGGTAGATGATAAGTTGTTCAATAGAGGAGCAACAAAAAATATCGCTGCTGAGTGGGCATTTAAGGAAGGGTGTGATTATGTTGTGTGGCATGATATAGATATGATACCTGAACAAGGTGGGGGAGCTGATTATAGTTTTCCAAAAGAAAACCCAAGACATATCGCTACACAAATTTCACAAATGAACTATGATTTAAAGTACGAAGAATATTTTGGAGGAGCTATTTTATTTTCCAAAGAACAAGTAGAGAGAACAAATGGTTATAGTAATGATTATTGGGATTGGGGCATGGAGGATGATGACCTCTTTTGGAGGTGTGTCCTCGAAGGTTACACAAAAACAGATGTTATGGATTATACAACGAAACCCCAATCTTTTCTCTCGTTTAATGGTAAAGGTTCACATATAGAAATACCATGTACAAGACAATTAAGAAACTTGACTTCTCGTTCACATACAATCTCAGTATTAGTTAGAGCACATCAACAAGAAGAAAAAGTTCCTATTTGGTTAGTTGGTGATATGGAAAGAAGATTTTGTGAGTATCCAATACTTCGTAGACCAGGTTATGATTATGGGTTAAGTTACAACAATTCAAGAACTTACACAGCACAACTTTGGAATAATCAAAGAAATCACATCTATCAATGGATGAAGAATTATGAAAACAGATGGGCGTGGATAACTCTTGTTGTAGATGAAAACAAAATTCATTTTTATATGAATGGAAAAGAATCTGATGCAAGATGGGGAACAGGAACACATTCACCACAAGAATTTGAAGGTATGTTAAAACGATATGGTAATAAAAGTTATTACTTAGGAACAACAACATCAGTACCCGATGATGAACCTTCAAAGTGGTTTAGTGGAGATATTGCAGATGTTAGAATGTGGAATAGAGCCTTAACATCTGAAGAAGTATCAAATATACATAATGAAGTTGAAAATGATGGTTTAATCCTTCATTATGATTTTGAAAATGGTTTAGTGATGGATAAATCAGATAATGATAATGATGGTATCAGTCATGATTGTGAATTTAAAACAGAAGAAATACAAATACCACACACAACAGTACCACATAGAGTACCTGGTAGAATGTTTTGTTTAGAACATAAAGATGAAGGTTTGGTAAAGAACGAACATGGAAAAGATGTGTGGGCAAAAGGTGAAACAACTGCAAGAAATGAAAAAAGATTTGTACATCAAATGCAACAAGGAAAGTGGGATTATAAATCAGATGGTATGAATTCTTTAAAATACGAATTAGTAAGTGTAGAAGAGATTACACCCAAAGCTAAATTTATTAATATTAAACTATGAGTAAAGTAATAGGTAATAACTTTAAAGAAATGAAACAGAAGTTAGATTCTGTTGGGTGTGGGTTTTGTTTAGCAAAATGGACACAAGTTACTATGCATTTACACGATGGTACTACACATTCATGTCACCATCCAGCTCCACATAAGATTGGGTTACGAGAAATAAAAAGAAATCATACAGCGTTACATAATAGTTCTCATAAGAAAAGAGCTAGAAAAGAAATGTTGGAAGATAAACGACCAAAGGAATGTGGATATTGTTGGAAAGTTGAAGATAACTCAAATTCTTTTTCTGATAGAATTTTTAAATCAGAAGAATCGTGGTCAAAACCATATTTTAATGAAATAAAGAATTCTCAATGGAGAGATGATTACTTACCAAAATATGTAGAAGTATCTTTTTCTAATACTTGTAATTTTAAGTGTGGATATTGTGGGCCTTCATATTCTTCAAAATGGGTTGAGGAAATGAGAAAACATGGAGAGTTTTCCACAGGTGATAATTTTAATTCACTTACAACATTAGAAAAAGAAGATACAATACCATATAAAAAAACAGAACATAATCCATATGTAGAGGCGTTTTGGAAATGGTGGCCAGAACTTTACCAAAGTATGGATACATTTAGAATAACTGGTGGTGAACCATTACTTTCAAAAGATACGTTTAAAGTTTTAGATGAAATAATTGAAACCGATGAACCTAATACCAACTTAAAATTATCAGTAAATAGTAATCTTTGTGTTGATGATAAACTTATAGATAAATTTATAGAAAAGGCTAAAGTAATTATCAAAGAAAAAAGAGTAAAAGAATTTATATTATATACATCAGTTGATACCTATGGTGAACAAGCTGAATATATTAGATTTGGATTGGATTTTAAACAATTATTTGATAACATCGATAAAGTACTAACAGAGATACCTGAAATGACTATTGTTGTTATGTCTACTTTCAATATTTTTTCACCATTTAATTATGAAAAATTATTAAGAAAAATATATGATTACAAAGTAAAACATTTTAATACAAAAAGATATTGGAATTCTCCTTTAATATTAGATACATCATACTTAAGATATCCAGATTTTTTAAGTTTTAGATTACTAAAAGGATATTTAGATATTTCTTACTTTGATAAGTTAGAAAAGTATATGAAGTTTTTTTCATCGTATAGAAGCTTGAATTCATATCAATTACAAGAGCCAACAGATAGTGGATTTTCATTAAAAGAAATAGAAAAGATATCAAGAATAAAAGATATTTTTATTGAAGATGATAAATCAGATGTAGAATTTTCTTTAGGTAAGAAAAAGTTTAAACACTACATTGCAGATTATAAACAAAGAAGAGGATTAGATTGTGAAAAAACTTATCCTGAAATGAGTGAATTTATAAAAAATATAAAATGATAATAAATTATAAACAACCATATTGGATAAAATATGAATGGGATTTGGGAGAACACAAAGACCATCAATATGTTACAGAATTTAACAAAAGTGAATCAGATAAAATATCTAATTTATTTCACCAACTAAATTATTCAATTAATATTGATTTTAAGTTGGATAAAGATTTGGAATCTGATAACATCTTCTGTATATTTGGAAAACCTGGTAAAAACTTTGGATTAACATACAACCAAGAAGCTGATACTTTAGCTTTAGAGTTTTGGACGGAAGCCACAACAAAAGTTGCAGGTGATGACTTTAAGTATTTACCATTTCATGGTGTGAAATACGATGAATTATCTAAGGGTGTTGTTATAACAATTATTAGAAATAATGATGAGTTCATCATATATAAAAATTTTGAAAAAATAGGTGAAATTGATTTTGATAAAAACTTAATCGATGATTACCGAACCGAAGGGTTATACTTGGGTACAGGCAATCCTGGTACAGAAGTACCTGAACATAGATATCATGGTTCTGTTGATATAGATACATTATTCTTTATCGAAGATATAACAGATATTGATATTGTGAAAAAAGTATATGAAACTGATGTTAATAATTTAAATAAGTTGGATGAATATAAAAATATTATATTTAATTATGATTTCAATACAATTAATAATCAAGGAATCATATATGATAATTCAGAAAACGCGTTTTTTATAGAACAAGTACCAAGTGAATTTATAAAATAGGAAATAATATGTCAACAGAAAGTTTAAGAAAATGGAGAGATGAAAATCTCAATAGTATATCACCAAGTTTTTGTGCAGCAAAATGGTACAATGTATCTTTACACTTAGGACATGGTTTTAAAAACTCGTGTCATTTACCTTTACCACATCCAATTGATGTAGAAAAGTTAAAAGATAGACCGAGTGAATTACACAATACAGATTTCTCAAAAAGACAGAGAAAGATGATGTTAGAAGGTAAAAGACCAGCCGAATGTTCTTATTGTTGGAAGATTGAGGATATTGGTAGAGATAATATCGCTGATAGAATTTATAAATCAAGAATCTATAAAGAAGAAGATATTGCAGCTATAAAAGATGTTCCATGGGATGCTGATATTATTCCAAAAACCATCGAAGCTTCCTTTGATAGAGTTTGTAATTTTGCTTGTTCATATTGTAACGCAGGATACTCAACTACATGGGGTAAGGATATTGATAAGTTCGGACCTTATCAAAAGTTTAAATCCGTATCAGCTGGAGCATATCAAAACAATGGAGAATGGGCGGATGCTAATGGTAAATACAATGAACAAAATCCATATGTAGATGCTTTCTTAAAATGGTGGCCAGAATTAATCGAAGGAGGATTGGAAGAAATAAGAATTACAGGTGGTGAACCATGTGCATCTCCAAACTTTTGGAGTTTCTTGGATACCATGAAAGATTACCCATCTGAAAAACTTAGATTGGCTGTAAATTCCAATTTAGGTGGTAACTTTAAAAGAATACAACGATTAATTGATGCATCATATCAGTTACCAATTAAAGAATTTGATTTATATACATCTAATGAATCATTCGGAGCTCATGCTGAATATATTAGAGATGGGTTAATTTATCCTGAATGGAGAAGTCATATGGTTGCGTTTCTTGAAGGAGTAAATAAAGATATATTTCGTTCTTTAACAGTAATGATGACAATTAACTCACTATGTTTATTCTCAATAGATGAATTCTTAGATGATATGATTGTATTAAAAAGAAAATATGGTTCTAATAGACCTAATGTTGATTTTAATATCTTAAGATGGCCAGCATTTATGTCTCCATTAGCATTACCAAATGATGTAAAGGAATTCTTACACAATAAATTAAAAACTTGGTTTGAAACAAGAAAACAAGATAAAGATTTTTATCAGTTATTTAGTGATGGAGAAATTGCACAGATAGAAAGATTAGTAGATTACATTGAAGTTGTACAAACAGGTCATGTTACTACTGAAGGAGAAAATGATACTCACTTTCACGATTTTAAATCATTCTATGAACAATATGATAAAAGAAGAGGTAAGGATTTTTGTAAAACCTTTCCAGAACTTGCAGTGTGGTATAATAAAATAGAGGTTGATAAAACAATACCAGATGTACCTATTAAACCAGGAGATATAACTCACTACGAAGATGGTGAATATAAACCAAACTAAATGAATTTTGTTATAAGTGATACAGAAAACCACATTGTAAATGATGGTGGGGTTTTCAAAAATAAAGTAGGTAGTAATAGATTTACTCTTGCACCTATATTTAATGCTATGAGAATTTCAAGTGGAAATATAAACCACAATTTGTTTAAAGTAGATACGTTTACAAAAGATTCTAAACCAGAAAAATATATAATTCCACTTGGTGTTCATAATGACCCTCACAATTGGGGTGGTGGAAAAACATCCAAGTATGAAGATTACGAATCATTATTTGATTTATTAGATTCTGATTATTTGGAAGATTTAAAAAACGAAAAGGCTTTTTTACTTATAGATAGTTCTTTTGAAGGATATCATGATGATTGGATATTTGAATTTTTTCATATTGAATGTAAAGAGAGAAACATAAATCCAAACTACATAATATTCGTTACAGGAAATTCAATAGTGGAAGATTGTTATTCAGATTGGTTAAAAAATAACCCACAACAAAAAAATATTAAGGTTGTACCATATTCTCATTTTGAGTTTGATACTTATTTATTATCAAATGATTTACCACCTGGAAATGATAACTTCCCTCCTACTTTTGAAGAACATATTGAATATAAATCAAAAAACAAAATTGTATCGTTTTGTAATCTAAATAAAAAACCAAGAAGGCATAGAATAAACTTTTATTCTTTATTACATAAAAATGATTTATTAAAAGATGGACTTGTTAGTATGAATTATTTTCATGAATCAGTTGAGTTTTGTAATTATAAACTTACTGAAGATGAAACTAATGAAATAAAAAAAACACTACCAAGTTTAATTTATAATACATCTAATGAAACATATGACCCAAATTATTATGTTACTCGATTTAATGATAAGGTTTGCTTAGATAGTTACTTTTCAGTTATTAGTGAAGCACAATATGAAGATACTCAGAGAACAATATTCTTAAGTGAAAAGATTTTTAAAGTAATGATGTGTTCACACCCATTCATGGTGTTAGGAAATAAACACTCATTAAAAGAATTAAAAAAACTTGGATATAAAACATTTGATAAATGGATAGATGAATCTTATGATGAAATGGATGATTGTAGAAGGTTTGAAAAAATAGTAGATAATCTAAAAAAAATTGTTTCAATTGAAGATAAGATAAGTTGGTTTAAGGAAATGGAAGATGTAATAAAACATAACAGAAATCAAATTAAAATAAATACAACAGAAAACATATCATATGCATTTAATTCAGTACATACTTATTTTAATGAATTTAACAAAAAAGATAGTAAATTAATATGAATGTAAATTTCGTATATAGTGATTTTTCTGATAATGGTAGGGCATTACCAAATTGTTCTGCCCAACATCCAAACTTTCATTGGTTTGATTCTACAAACTTTTTTTCATCTTACTTAAATGATGATGAGAATAATTTTACATATTGGGAAGATACTGAAAAGTTTAATATAGTAAAACATAAACTAAATAGTGTAATAAGTAATCCAACTGAGCCTTTCTTTTTTATGGTATCCCATCCGGGTCTTTGTTATAATGAAATGGATAGTCTACATAATTTAGGAATAAAACCACAAATAATAAAAAGGTTAAAAACAAATCAAAACTTTTATTTAGTTTACTTGTTAGAACATGAATCAGATTCTATAAGTGGATTAAATGTTTTGGTAGACAAATTAAATAAACTTGGAATCAGTCACAAAACTATTATTTGTAATAATAATTCTCGTATAAAAGAAAACTTTGAAAAGGTAAAAAAGATTCATAACTACGATAGTACAGCAAGGGTACACAAGTTAAACTTTTTAACATGGTCAACACTACAAGTTCTAACATTCGAAAATTCAGATTTTAAAGCTTATCCATTTGAGTGGAAAGAGAATAAAGATGGAAAGTTTTTTATGTGTAGAAATAAAGGTGGAAAGCCACATAGAATGGCAATGTTAGCTTTTATTAGAGCTTTTAAGGAATTTGAAAATAATGTAAACTACTCTTTTATTGGTAATCCCTTATATGGTGATTTGGTAAGAAAAATGAAAGATTTTTTTTCCTTTCAATTTATTATAGATAACTCAAGAGATATTTTTGAACTTATGAATTTTTATAAGGAAGATGATTATGAAAGTGGGTTAAATTGGGTAGATGAAAAAACAGGAGAATTTAAACATAAGAATTTAGCTCCGATATATTTAGTACCAGAGTTACATGAAGCTTTTGGTAATTCGTATATGAATATAGTAACAGAATCTGCATATTTTTCTGAAGAAGAAGTGGTTCACATTACAGAAAAAAGTTTTAGACCATTTTTTTACTACCAGTTTCCAATATTTTTAGCATCACCATATCATGTTAAACAACTTAAAGATTGGGGATTTGATTTATTTGATGATTTGATAGACCACTCATATGATTTAGAAGAGGATGATATGATTCGTTTTCAAATGCTTACAAAAGAATTATTAAGAATCAATTCTGATAAACAAAAGTTTATAGATTTATATCCAAAACTAAAAGATAGGTTCTTTAAAAATAAAGAAGTATTTTTAAATTTAGCACATGATGTAAAAAAACAAGATATAGAGTTTTTTAAAAACTTTATAATTGAATATAAAGAAGATATTTCAAATAAACCAATAATATGAGATTAATTGCATTTGGAGACAGTTGGACTGCAGGACATGGTGTAGAAACTGATTCTACATATAAAGAAATTGTAAATCCTCCAACATTTATTGAAAAACTTAGAGAACAAAATTCATGGCCAAGGTGGTTATCTGAAAAATTGGGGATTCCCTATGTTAATATGGGATATTGTGGATTTGGAAATGAATATATCTTAAATGAGGTTGAAAAGGCTAAAAAGTTTATACAAAAAGATGATATTGTTGTAGTAGTTTTTACATATCCCTTTAGATATAAAAAATATAGTAAACTTACACCCTTTCAAATATTCCAAATGTTTGAAAATCAATTAATTGGACATAAAAGATTTTATTTTAATGGATTTTATCCACTTTTGGAAGATGAGTATCACAATAAACTACCTAAAAACTATATTAATCCAAAAGGAACACTTTCTTATATACTGCAGGTAGAAGAAGTTGAGAAAGGAACTAATGTTTGGGAGTATGGAAGTAAATCTGTTTGGAATGATGAAAAAAACTACTATGAGGGAGATTATCATCCAAACTTAAATGGATATAAAATCATATCAGACTTTATGTTTAACGAAATACAAAAAATTTTATAATGGGAGTACAAACAAATGAACATAAAAACATATGGAACACTCATATAGAATTATTTAGAGATAAGTTAAGTGATTATAAAATAAAATCATATAATGATAACTATTCTGCTGTTATAATGGAAACTCGTGAACACCCACATTTAGAAACTGTTATAAAAAATACAATGTATTATTTGAATGAATCAGATTCTAATAACAAATGGAAGTTAGAAATATTTCATGGTAATCTAAACAAAGAATTCTGTGAAAAAATAGTAGAAGGTATTGATAATGTTGAATTACATCACATTGATTATGATTCTATGGGATTGTATGATTATGATTCAGTATTTAGAACAACAGAGTTTTGGAAAACAATAACATCTGATACTATTTTAATATTTCAAGCAGATACTGTATTGTTAAAACATGGAATTGATGAGTTTTTAAAATATTCGTATGTTGGAGCTCCATGGTTAAAACCAAAAGAGGGTAAATATGTTGGAAATGGTGGATTGGCATTACGAAATAAACAAAAAATGATAGAAGTTATAGAAAACTATCCAAACGATAACTATTTTAAAGAAGATATTTACTTTATAAAATATTTAAATGATGAAGATATAGCACCAATTGAGGTTGCACAAAGATTTGCGGTTGAAGATTTATATTATAATGACCCATTTGGGTTACATCAACCAAAAATTCAATACAAATATTTAAAAATATTGATGAAACGAGGTATAAACAACATAAATTATTAATATGAGTTACTTTAACAACAAAGAAGTGGTAATTACTGGTGGAGCAGGATTCCTTGCAACACACTTTATAACAGAATTAAATAAATTGGGTGCCAACATTACTACACATACACATAATTCTCCTTTACAAGTAAGTAAAGAGATACAAAAAGATATTACTATACTTGAAAATATAGATTTAAACAACCTTGATGATGCAATCAAACTCACAAGTGGTGTAGATTTGGTAATTCATTGTGCAGGTCATGTTTTACATCCTGGTTCAGTACGAACTGATATACAAGGTTCACTTGGAAACATCACCTTACTTGGAAATGTACTTGATGCGTGTGCTAGGAATGAAGTAGATTCGTTTTTTGACCTAAATTCATCAACTGGTTATCCCGATAGAAGATATCCTGTGAAGGAAGATGAGTTTTGGGATGAAGAACCTTACATTGCGTACTTTGGTTATGGTTGGATGAGAAGATATAGAGAAAAATTGATGGAACATACTTCAAACTTCTCTAAATTAAAGATATTCTTAGGTAGAGGTTCAGCAATCTTCGGGCCTAATGATAATTTTAACGTAAAAACTTGTCATGTGATACCTGCAATCATTAATCGTATGTTAGGTGGTGAAAATCCATTCACTGCTTGGGGTTCACCTGATGTTGTAAGGGATTTCTTGTATGTTAAGGATGTGATTAAGGGTGCATTAACAATAATCGAACATGGTAATCCAATGGAGCCTTATAATGTTGGGTATGGAGCACCAATTACGATTGGAGATATAGTAAACACGATTCAAAAAGTATCTGGTCTTACACCAGAAATAGTTTGGGATAATTCGAAACCAACTACGATACCTTTTAGGATGGTTAGTACCGAAAAAATAAATAATCTTGGATTTAAGCCAAGTTATACTTTTGAAGAAGGTATTAGAGAAACAATTGAATGGTTTAAACAAAACAAATGAATGTATTAATAACAGGAATAACAGGAATGGTTGGTTCTCATTTGGTAGATTACCTAATTGAGAATACTGATTGGGATATCTATGGATTTATTAGATGGAACGATAGATTAGATAACTTAGAACACCACTTTGATAGAATTAACAAGAAAGATAGATTGTTTTTAATCAATGGAGATTTAAATGATTTACCATCAGTAATTCAAGCAGTAGAACAATCTGAAGCAAATTATGTATTTCATTTAGCTGCTCAATCTTATCCAAAAACATCTTTCAGAGCTCCACTTGAAACTTTACAAACAAATATTATAGGTACTGCAAATTTATTAGAAGCTTTAAGAGATTATGGAGAAGATGATGTTGTAGTTCATGTTTGTGCTTCATCTGAAATATTTGGTAGAGTATCAAAAGATAAACTACCAATTGATGAAGAATGTTCTATTCACCCAGCTTCACCTTACGCGATATCAAAAGTTGGTACAGATTTACTTGGTAGATATTATGCAGAAGCATTTGGAATGGTAATAATGACAACAAGAATGTTCACTCATACAGGACCAAGGAGAGGGGATGTGTTTTCTGAATCCACATTCGCAAAACAGATTGCAATGATTGAGGCAGGATTACAAGAACCAACAATCTATGTAGGAAACCTACAATCACTTAGAACTTATGCTGATGTTAGAGATGCTGTAAAGGCGTATTATATGTTAGTAACTAAAAATCCAATCGGAGGTGAGTATTATAACATCGGTGGTGAATATACTTGTGAGATTGGTGAGATGTTAGATTATTTAATATCACAATCAACAGTTAAAGATATTAAAGTAGAAGTTGATGAAGATAGGTTAAGACCAATCGATGCAGATTTACAAGTACCAGATACTACAAAGTTTAGAGAACATACAGGTTGGAAACCAGAATACACTTTTAAACAAACCATGAATGACCTTTTAGATTATTGGAGAAATGAAATAAAAAAAGGTAGAAAATTTTTGAATAGATAATGAGAAAATTAATTTACATAAGAAAAGATGAAGATTTTTTTGATAGACTTCTCGATTTTAAGTTTACTTATGATGTAGATTACACAACTCTCGTATCAATAAATAAACTAAATAAAAAAGATAAATATGTTTACATAAAATACTTTCGAGGACATCCCTTCTTAGAAGCTAAACGATTTAAATCAGAACATGATTTATTGTTGTGGGAAAAAATGAAAGAATTTGATATAAAACTAATTTATATATCTGATAACGAATCGGGTAGTACAGATTCCATAACATGGTTTGAATCCTGGTTAACCGATAAAGGAGTAGAACTTTCTAAAGTAATTTTAATTAACAACAATAGATGGATTGATAAAATTCCTTCTAATGAAAATAAAATTCAAATAACTTCTTTTGAAAGAATTGTTTGGGAGGGTGTAAAGTGTTTAGTTAATAATAATGACCCAAACTTCGATAATGATTCTAAGAAAAAAATATTTCAATGCTATAACCGAGCGGTTAATTCGTATAGAACTTGTGTAATTTGTGATTTAATAAAAAATGATTTAATAGATGAAGTAGATTGGTCTCATCTAAGAAGGCCTGATTGGTTAGATGCAGTACCAGGAGATGTGGGTCTTACTAAATACCAAATTATAACAGGTAATACATTTAAAAGTATAGAGGATACTTATAATAATTTGGTAGATACTTGTCCTAAAAAAAGTGAGTTTGAATCACATTATGAGTTTGAAGATGAGAATGGAGCTATTGATTATAATATTTACTACAATGAAAATCCATATAAATTTTCATACATAAACATAGTAAACGAATCAAAATTTGATGAGTATGATAACTATCATATGCACGTTACAGAAAAAACACTTTTACCATTTTATTATTTTCAATTTCCATTATTTTTTGCAAATTGGAATCATGTAAAATTTGTAGAAGATAATTATGGATTGGATATGTTTAGAGATTTTATAAACCATGATTATGATTCAGAAAAAGATTTTCAAAAAAGATATAAAATGTTATTTATTGAAATAAACAGATTATATAAAATGAAAAATGAAATTAGTAAGTTTTATGTAAAAAACAGAGAAAGATTTGAAAACAATCATGAAAAGATTAGAGAACTTGTAAAATTGAAAAATAATGATGTTGAAAAGGTAAGAGGTATATTTGAACTATGATAAATAAAAAACAAGAGTGGAATCAAAGTAAATCTAAATGGGGTTTTGGTAGAACCAAAATTGATAACTTTTTAGATGAAGAAACTGCACACGAATTATATAAAGAGTGTATGGATGCACCAAAGGGTGGGTGGACTGTATTTACTCGTGCTGGTTCAAGAATGGAAGAGTTCAATGATTTGATTTCACTTCCAACCGCACATAGGGTAACTTATGATATTATGCATAGTGGTGAGTTCTTATATGAATTAGAACAAATGACAGGAATTGTTGGATTATTACCAGACCCACATTTGGTTGGAGCAGGATACTCAATAATTAGAAATAGTAAAGATTTGGGTTGTCATTATGATTTCAATTGGAATGATAGAATCAGATTACATAGAAAACTAACTTCACTTTTATATATCACACCAGATTGGGAAGATGAATGGGGAGGACATATTCAGTATTGGGATGATAACATTGATATCAATCCAAAATCACCTCTAATAGAATCAATTCCACCAAAATTTAATCGATTAGTAATTAATGAAAATGTTAAACATGGTCCGTATCACAGAGTTAGTGAAGTAAAATCACCTGAAGATAAACCAAGATGTGCAATAAGATTCTTTTACTATATTTCTAAATCAGAATATGATAAGGATAATCCACCACATCGAAGTACATATAAATCTAATGAATACTCACATCACAAATTACATGAAGAAGAAAATTGGGATGGTCACTTTGTTGGACAGGGTGGAGAAGATTATGGATATAAACCAAAATAAATGAAAGAATATAAAATAAATGACCCATGGGATTGGGTAACTCATTTTGAAAACGAGGTTGCAGAATATACAGGTTACAGATATGGTATTGCATGTGATTCAAATTCTAACGCAATAAGATTGTGTTTACACTACTTAAACATTACAGATACAGATATTGAAATACCAGCAAATACTTATGTATCAGTTCCAAATCAAATTATTTTGAGTGGTAACAGACCTCAATTTAGAGATATAAAATGGAAAGGATTGTATCCACTTGGAGACACAGGTATTATTGATGCGGCAACTGCATTTTATGAAAGTATGGGAAGAGGATATGAAGATAAATTTATGATTCTATCATTTCATCTTAAAAAAATACTAAACATAGGACAGGGTGGGATGATTCTTACAAACAGACCTGACTTCAACGAATGGGCAAGACCGATGATTTATGATGGTAGACATAAAGATAGAGTGTATAAAGAAGATGAGTTTGAATGTGTGGGTTGGCATATGTATATGAGTCCAGAATCAGCATATAAGGGTTTGGAGATATTCAATTCGGATAGAATAAAAAATTATAATGAACCATGTGGTTCATCAGAACTTTATGGAGATTTAAGAAAACAGAATATTTATAAAAAATATGTTATATGAGAAAATACCTACCTACACTTGGTGAATTAATTGATAGATTAACAATAGTTCAATTAAAAGAAGTCAAAATACCAAAACACAAAGAAGAATACCAAAAAGAGATTGAAGAAATCGTACACGATATTACAGAAATATTAACAACTGTAAAACAACTGAAAGTAGATGGAGATTTTATCAGAGCAGTAATTGTACTATCTCAAATGAATACTCATATTTGGTACAATGAAGATAATGCTAGAAATGGTGAAGATGTGGGAAATAACTTATTGTTAACACATGGATTGAATGGAATCAGAAATACTGCCAAAAATAAGATACAAGAATTAGATGGTGGTAGAAAAGATTATAAAGTAGATTGTATAGCATCAGATTTTAAAGATTGGGAAATTAGTTGGTAATGAAAGTATTAGTTATAGGAGAAAGTTGTGATGATGTTTTTATTTATGGTGATGTTTTAAGATTATCACCAGAAGCACCCGTCCCTGTCATAAAACCTTTAAGAGAAGTTTACTCAAAGGGAATGGCGGAAAATGAAGAATTAAATTTAAAATCTCTCGATGTAGATACACAACTAATATGTAATTCAGAAGAAATTGTAAAAATAAGGTACGTTGATAACTCTTATAATTACATTTTATTACGAATAGATGAAAATGATGAAGTTTCTAATCTTAATTTAGCAGAATTACCAAATCTTGATGACTTTGATTTAGTTGTATTTGCAGATTATAATAAAGGATTTTTATCAAAAGAGGATATAGAAGAAATTTCATCAAAATGTAATTGTCCAACTTTCTTAGATACAAAAAAGAAACTTGGTAATTGGTGTAAACATATTTCTTTTATAAAAATAAACTATCATGAATATTTGAGAAGTAAAGATAAGATTGATAATAATGATTGGCTGAAAGGTAAAACAATTATTACAAGAGGACCGAATGGTTGTGATTTTAATGGAAAAAACTATCCAACAAAAGAAGTTAGTGTAAAGGATGTAGCTGGTGCCGGCGATAGTTTTTTGGCAGGTTTAATATTTAAATATATACATACATATAATATTGAAGAATCAATTGAATTTGCTAACAAGTGTTCAACACAAGTTGTTCAGAAACGAGGGGTTTCGATAATTAACAAAAATGAATTATAAATGGCATCAATTAATAGAAGTATTTACTATAAGGAAAGAGCATGGAACGATATTCACATATATAGTTCAAAGGTTTTAACAGGTGGAGTTAAGATTATCCAACCCGCTGTTTATCACGAACTTAGGGGAGAGATTTCTACATTATATCATTCTGATTATTATGATAGAATGTTACCTGTTAAAGAAAGAGAAAAGGGAGTTCAATGGAAACACGATAGATATTCAAAATCTCAAGAGGGTGTATTAAGAGGAATGCACTATGATGATAAAACTTGGAAACTTATCAGTTGTATTCATGGAAAAATGTATTTGGTAGTTTTGGATGTTAGGGGTGGTAACAAAGTAACTAATCCACAATATGGAAGTTGGGAAACTTATATAATATCACCACAGACACAGACACAAGTTTTAATTCCACCTGGATTCGCGAATGGCCATTATGTGATGGAAGATAATTCTGTTTTTTATTATAAGTTAGCATATCCTGGTGAATATAATGATGTAGAGAATCAAGGAACTGTTTTTTGGAATGACCCGAAGTTCAATATAGATTGGCCTTGTACACAACCACTACTATCAAAAAGAGATACACCATGAAATTAAAGGTATTAGATAATATACTATCAAATTTTTTACCTGAACAATATTTTTTTAGAGAAAATAATTTAGAAAAAAGAAACTCAATTACTTCTGTAATATTTGAACAACTTAATTTTGAATTAGAATTTGTAAAAGAAAATGAAGTTTCTGATTTCAATGATATTTTTTACCCAATAGTAAATTTAAATAATCTAAATACAAATAACCAAGATGTATTTTCAGATGATTTAAAAAAATATATCAAAAAGGGCTTAAAGGTTATAATATTTCATTTAAACGAATGTTTTCGTGAAGATGATATTTTTTCTTTTAATCAATATTGCTTAAACAATTATATTGATACGAGTAAAATTTATTTATATGTAAACAACAAAAGAATAGAAAATTATTTGAGTGATATGAAAAGTAATATTAATTTTTATTTTCCATTTTACCAATCTATTGAACATTCTAAAATTTTACAAAAAAACAAAGTTGAATACTCAGATAAAGATAAACCATTTTTGTTTATGTGTCATAATAATAAAATGTGGAATCATAGATTATCAACTATTGTTTTATTAAAAGAAAATAATTTATTGGAGAAGGTAGATTATTCTTGCATAGATTTTAGTGTAAGTGATGATAGTGATTCATTTATTAAGGCTCTAAAATCGGATTCAAAAACTTTTATAGATTCTTATGATTCAATAATAAAAGAAGGTTCAAAGTTAAGTTTTTATGAAAAAGACAAATTTGAAAAAAATGAAATAGATTCTGGTATTATAGATGTTAATACTTTTAAAAATAGTTATGTAAATATTGTAACAGAAACAGATTTTACTGAAAATGTTATTCACATAACTGAAAAATCTCTAAAACCATTTTACTATTATCAAATACCTTTAATTGTAGCTCCATACAATCATTTAAAGGCCTTAAGAGAAATTTATGATTTTGATTTCTTTGATGATTTGATTGACCATTCATATGATTATGAAAAGAATCCAGTTAAAAGAATCAAACTAATATTTAATGAGATAAACAAAATAAAAAATAATCCAGATGTAATCAAAGATTTTTACAACTGGCACAAAGATAGATTTATAAACAATAACAAAATAGTTTGTGAAATTGTAAACAAAACAGATGATACAGATTATACAAAAAATATTTTTATATGAAAATTAAAAATTTAGATTATCATGAAGATAGGTGGGAATCGGGTAATTACTCAAAAGAAGAATTAATTGCATTTGAAGATGATATTATTTCACATTGGGAAAATGGTGAAATTAGAGGCCCAATTCACTTATCAAACGGAAACGAAGAACAGCTTATAGAAGTGTTCAAAAAAATATCTCCAACAGATTGGGTATTCTCAACTTGGAGGTCTCATTATCATGCACTTTTACATGGTGTAGAGGAATCAAAACTAAAACAAAAAATATTGGATGGTAAATCAATTACTATTGTAGATAAAGATTCTAAGTTTTACTCATCCGCAATTGTAACAGGTACTCTACCTATTTCATTAGGAGTTGCTAAATCAATCAAGTACAATGGTGGTGATGATAAAGTTTGGGTTTTTGTTGGAGATATGGCATTTGAAAGTGGAATCTTTTATGAAGTTCACAAATATGCAAGAAACTATGATTTACCACTTTATTTTGTTGTAGAAGATAATGGTGTGAGTACCAACACACCAACTTTAGATACATGGAATGGTATTCAAAGAGAACTACCAGAAGATGTAGTATATTATAATTACGAATCAAAATATCCACACTATGGTACTGGTAAGTGGGTAGTATTTTAAAAACTATGAAAAAAGAATATACACATACAACTCTTGTTACAGGATGTAGTGGGTTAGTTGGATATCATGTTGTAAAAAAATTAGCAGAATCTATACCAGATGATTATGTTGTTGTTGGTATTGATATTAAAGAACCTAAATATGACTACAAACAATTTGGTGATAAATTTGTATTTCATAATATTGATTTAACAGATTATCATAAGGTTAGTGCAATATTTGAATTATACAATATAAACGATGTAATGAATTGTTTTGGAATCAAAGGTACACCTGCAACAGCTAAATCATATCCTGTTAATTTTCTTGTACCATCAATACAAGCAAATATTAACCTTATAAAAAATTGTCAACATCATAGTGCTTATATGTGCTTTCTATCATCAGTTGGTGTATATGCATCTGCAGAAGAATTTGAAGAAGATACTGTTTGGGAAACTCTTCCATCACAACATGATTGGTTTCCTGCTTGGAGTAAAAGAGTACCTGAATTAATTATAGATGCGTATAGGCAACAATTTGGGTGGATAAATTGGACAATACTAAGACCTTCAAATATATTTGGAGAATATGATAATTACGGAGAAAATGCCATGGCTATACCAGCAACCATCAAAAAGGTTTATGAATCAGATGGAGAAATTGAAGCGTGGGGAGATGGAACACCAATAAGAGATTATGTATATGCTGGTGATGTTGCTGAAGCGTGTTTAATATCCGCTAAAAAAAGATTACATACTGAAATTATAAATGTTGGTAGTGGTGTAGAAACAACTATAAAAGAAATGATTGAAACCACAATAAAAATTAGTGGTAAAGATATAAAAATAAATTGGGATACTTCAAAACCAAATGGAGAACCAAAGAGAAAAATGAATACCGAAAAACAAGAAGATTATGGGTTGTTACCTAAGTATGGATTTGAAGAAGGTATTAGAAAAACATATGAACATTATAAAAACAATATAAATGAGTAGTCCAGAATACACACCTTATTTAGATGCTTTAACAGAAGCAATGAAACTTACAATGGAAGATGATAAAACAATATTCATCGGACAACAGATAGTTTATTATGGTAACCCAATGAGTAAAACCATTGAGGGATTACCAAAAGAAAGAATGATAGAAACACCAGTGATGGAAGAAACCCAAATGGGAATGACAATGGGATTGGCAATGACCGGTCATCAAGTTGTTACATTTTATCCAAGGTGGGATTTCTTAATTCTTGCAGTAAATCAATTAGTAAACCATTTAGATAAGTTAGAAGCAATGTCTGATGGTGAATGGAAACCAAATGTGATTGTAAGAGTTGGTAAGGGAAGTGATACACCATTAGACCCAGGCCATCAACATAAAGCAGATTATACAAATGCGTTTAGAGATATTGTTACGAATTGTACTATTGAAAAATTAGATACATCGGAAAAGATTTTACCAGCATATAAGAAAGCTTTATCTGAAGGTGGAATACATATATTAGTAGAGTATCCTGAACTATATTATAAAAATTAAATTATGAGTGTTTTAAAAAAAATATTTTTATTTCCATATGTGTACGTTAAAAGTTGGTATATCAAGAGAAAATTAAAAAAACAATATAAAAAGAAATTAGAAGAACTTCGTAAAAGAGACCCATTTATTTACAAGAATCATTAATTCTTTTTTCTTCCATATTTATATACTGACAAGGTGTACCAAATATGAATGAACTTTCCAAATTTCTCGTAGAGAGTATAATGGAGGATGCGAATCCTATTAAAAAAACAGTAGTTATCTATGTGGGTAGGTTTCAACCTATGCACAAAGGACACTATGGTACTTACCAACACCTTGTCAAAAAGTTCGGTAAGGATAATGTTTATGTTGGTACATCTGATAAGGTTGAAAAACCTAAATCACCTTTTAACTTCAAAGAGAAGGTGAAAATTATGACTACTATGTTTGGAATACCAAAATCCAAAATACATAAAGTCAGAAATCCATACAAACCCACAGAAATTCTTAAAAAGTTTGATGAGAAAACAACTGCATTCGTAACTGTTGTTGGTGAGAAAGATAAAAGTAGATTAAAGCCAGATAGTGGTAAATACTTTCAATCATACAAAGGAGAACCATCTGTGGGATATAGGGATGGTGGTTATGTTTATGTTGCACCTCAAAGTGGTGGTGGAATAAGTGGTACAGAAACTCGTAATGGTTTATCGGTTGGTTCTGATGAACAGAAAAAGGATTTCTTTAAGAAACGAGCGTATGGAAAGTTCAACGCAACTATCTTTAAGATGATTACTGATAAACTCGATGAGGGAATTGAAATTTCTAAAGAGATGATTGAGGAGTGGTTAATCAATGAGAGTTCTAAGATGGGAAGTGGTCAAGCAGATGATGGGCCAAACTTCTTTTTTCCCAATTACGATGTATTTTCCAAGATAAATGTAGATAGAGCAACACGAATTGGTTATGAGGTAGTTAATATGATTTCTAACAAAGAGTTAGAAGATATTTACGACCATCCAATTTATCCCAATGGGCCTGTTGGAGCGGTAACACCTTTTCCTGCTGGTATCTTGGGTACAACAACTGCAAATAACCAAGTAGATATCTATTCAACTGATGCTTATTCTAAGTGGTTTAAGCATGTAACTCGTAGTGCATCAATGGTTGGTTATGAGTTAGTAAAAGGATTGGGAATCAATAAGGATGTAAAAGATGCATCGTTAGATTCTCAAAAAGGTGATAAGAAAGCACAACAAGAGTATGAAGCATCTTTAAATGAAAATATAGTACTACCAATTAAAGTTGGGGATACTATTATGACTGGTAGATTTAAAAACAAGAAAACAATTGTTAAATCAATCGGTAAAGATGAACATGGGATGCCTACTATTAATGGTAGAAAAGTAGTTAACTTCAGAATGGTTAAGGAAGGGTTTATATCAGAACTTGCAGGAACAGCTGTAAAGTGTAAAAAGTGTAATCACTCTTGGGAAATTGAATCTGAAGATACCGAAAAGTACTTATGTCATTCATGTGGATGGGATTCTCAGAAACAAGAGTATGATTTTGATGCATTTGATTCTTGGAAAGAGAAAATGGGTTTGAATGAAGAACTCGATGAACGAGGGAAAATGAGACCTTCTGATAAATTGAGAAGAAAAGCGGCAATGGCTGGTAAGAGAGCTCAAATAGCAAGAAGAAGAGCAAGAACGATGAAAAGAAGAAAACCTCTTGCTAAACTTAAGAAGATTGCTTACAAAATGGCATACAGACAAGTTTATGATGAGTTTGCAAAAGATTTATTTCCTGATATCAAAAAATCTGATTTAAGTATAAAACAATCACAAGTAGTTCACAAAAACGTAGTTAGAAAAAAAGGTAGAATAATGAAAAGAGCTAAGTTTAGATTTCTACCAGCTCTTAGACAAAAAGAATTTGATAAGTTTCAAGGTAAAAACGAAAACATGATTGGGTATGCAGGACCTGAAGATATGAAACGTTTTGATAAACAAAATAAGGAATATAGAAAAACAGCAGATTCCGATAAAGAGTATCAATACGAACCAATCAAAGAAGTAAATGAATTCTTTTACATGGATTTTAAAAAGTATGTTTATAAAAACAGAAAACAAATCAACCAAAAGATAAAAGGATTATCAGATAAAGAAAAAAAGAAGTTTTTAGAGTTACTTTGGAAAAAACAAATTGGTAAAGGATTTGGTAAAGATGTAGATGGTAGTGAATTACACCAAATGTTAAAAAAAGACAAAGTAGTTAAAGAAGGATTAAAAGAATTAGGAATAAAAGATTTTAAATCGTTATTTAAGAAAATGCCTTCTGATTTACAAAAGAGAGTTTACAATCTAAAGAACTTTGGACAGAGAGTAGATAAACATCCTGAAGGAAATGTTCTTAAACACACAATCACAGTTGTAAATCGTTCAATCAAAGAAGATGATATTGATATTGCAATTGCAGCAATGTTCCATGATATAGGAAAAGATGAAACTGCTGGTATCCATCCAAAGAAAGGACATATTACTCACTTCGGTCATGAGAAAGTATCTGCGAACTTGGTAAACAAATACAAAAAATGGATTCAATCAGTTGGTGGAGATGTGGATTCGGTTCATTATATCGTAAAAAATCATATGAGATACAAACAACTATCTGATATGAGACCAAAGAAACAGGCAGATTTAAAATCACATCCTTTATTTAGTAAACTAAGTAAATTTTCTAAACACGATAGAGGTGGATTGGATGAATCTACTTTAAAATTAAGAGTTCCATCAGATATTCTAAAAATTCAAAAAGGATTTAAAAAGAATGGTAAGAAACTTTATGTAGTTGGTGGAGCTGTAAGGGATGCTATACTTGGAAAATCACCAAAGGACTTTGATTTGGCAACAGATGCAAAACCAGATGAGGTTTTAAAGATTGCCAAGGATTTAGGAATGAAAACTGTTGAGGTTGGTAAATCATTCGGAGTTGTAATGGTTGGTGGACATGAAATAGCAACATTTAGAAAAGATATTGGTAAAGGTAGGAGACCTTCATCTGTTGATTATACAGATATCGAGGGTGATGTACGAAGAAGAGATTTAACTATTAATGCTTTATTCTATGATATCGATAGAAAAGAGATAGTTGATTTAGTTGGTGGTATAAAAGATTTACAAAAGAAGAAAATCAGAACAGTTGGTAAGGCAGAAGAAAGATTTGATGAGGACCCGTTAAGAAAACTAAGAGCTTTAAGATTCCAAGCAAGGTTGGGTGGTAACTTAGATAAAGAATTACTTGATGCTTTACAAAAAGACCCATCACTTAAAGGAGTATCATTTGAAAGAGTTAGAGATGAGGTTATAAAATCAATCAAATCAGCTAAAGATACTAAAAAGTATATGGAGTTGAATGATAAGATTGGATTCACTTCACTAATATTCCCAAATCTTAAAATATCTAAACCTTACATCAAGGATAATGATTATATCTTGTTCCTTGCATCACTATTCAAAAAGAATTCACCTTCGGTATTAGGAAAACAATTAAACAAATTAACTTATTCTAATGACGAAAAAAATAATATTGTATTTTTAGTATCATTACAACACTTTAGACCAGAAGAAATTGTAGTATTCAAGAAACTACAAGAAAAAACATCTTTATCAGATGACCAAATCCTTAAATTTGGTAAGTTGATTGGGAAGGATATGAAAAAGTTCGTAAACTTTAACTTATCTATTGGTGGAAAGGATGTTCCATCTGATATCAAAGGACCTGAAATAGGATTGTGGATTAAAAATAAAGAAAAGGAAAAATTTATGAATGAAATAGAACAACTAATAAGTGATATTGATGATAAGTTGGTTGAAATGTTTTTACCAAACACTAAAACACCACAACAACTAATAAAAGAAAACATAAACGAATCTAAATTACTCCAAGAAGGTGGTGCGTATGGACATATGTCTCACCCATTTGATACTGATATCAATTTAACCTTTGGACAACTTAAAGATATCGTAAATAGAGCACTTGAAGGTACACTTGAGTACACCAGAGAGAAAACCGATGGTCAAGCTCTTGCTATTTCATGGAGAGATGGGAGATTAGTAGCAGCAAGAAACAAAGGACACTTAAAAAACAAAGGTGAGAACGCTTTAGATATCAAAGGTGTATCAGATAAGTTCCAAGGTAGAGGAGGTTTATCAGATGCATACAATTATGCTATGAAAGACCTTTCAAATGCAATAAAATCCCTTTCAGATAAACAAAGAGATAAGGTATTCAAACAAGGAGCGTGTTTTATGAACCTTGAAGTGATATATCCAACATCAGTTAATGTGATTCCTTATGGCCAAGCGTTACTTGTATTTCATGGAACTATGGAATATAACGATGAGGGTGTTGCTATAGGTGAAAATGGTGAAGCAGCAAGAATATTAGCTGGTATGATTAAACAAGTGAACAAAGATGTACAAGATAACTACACTATTCAAGGCCCACCTGTTGTAAAATTACCAAAATCACAAGATTTATCTAAAAAACGTAGTAAATATTCATCACAGATATCTAAATTACAGAAAGAATTTAGTTTAAAGGATACTGATGGTGTTGCAAACTATCACCAAGCATGGTGGGAACAATGGGTTGATAAAAATTCACCATCAACACTCGATAACAAAACCAAAATGGGGTTAGTTAAGAGATGGGCATTCATGGATAAGAAGTTTAGATTAGATAAAAAGAATATTACTGATGAAAAAACATTAGAGTGGGCTAAGAAAACAGATAAAGATGACCAAAAAAAGATTTCTAAACAGAATCTAATGAAGTTTGAACAGATTTTCTTAGGATTAGGTGCAGAAGTATTAGAATTTACTTCATCTGCTTTAACTGTTAATCCTGATTCCGCAGTTCGTGATATGAAAAAACGAATTGATAAAACAATCAAAGATGTTAAGAAATCAGGTGACCCAAAGAAGATAGAAAAACTTAAATTAGAACTTGGTAGATTAAATTCTATTGGTGGTTCTAATAAAATTGTACCAAATGAAGGTATTGTATTCTTATATAATGGTAATACTTTCAAACTCACAGGAACATTTGCATCAGTAAATCAAATACTCGGTATTTTCTTCTAAAATTTCGGTTTCTCTATTTTTATATATTTATATACACAACATAACCTAATGTATAATAATGGGAAAAGAATTTAAAAAGAAATATATGCATCCAACTCGTAGAAAGTTGGTAGATATGGTTCAGACAGGAAAGTATGATAAAAATACAACTGTTGGTTGGACTAAAAAGAAAGAATCTCATAAAGTAGGTGATGTTTGGGAAGATGAACATAGTAAATATGAACAAAAAGAAGGCTATGTTTTAAAAACGGGTAAAAATTCTGAAGCATTACAAGAAATCAGAAAATATCTCGAAGAAAAATCAAAATGTAAAAACTCTGAGTGTAAAACTATTAAAAAATCTGCAAAAGATTTGAAGTTTATACAAAATGGTGGGTTTTGCATGAATTGTACATCAATAAGAGAAACCGAATTAAGAGCGGTTGGATTATTTCAAGAATATCAAGATTATAAGATATTTACTCGTATGATTGTGTTTGGTAAAACAAAATTAGAAGAATTAAAACAATCACTAAAAGATATCAAACCATTTTATGAATATGTAAATGAAGATGGAACGGTTGAAAAGTGGGAATTACCAAATTCGATTGAAGATACAAAAAAAGATATTCAAGAAATGATAGATAATGGGACAAAAGAAATCGAAGAGTTAGAAAACAAAAGAATTAAGGCCTTCGATATATTAAAGGAAAAAAATTATGAGCATTTTATTTAGTTTACTATCAAAAAGGTGGAAAGAATTATTTATCCTACTATTAATAGGAGTTATCTTTTTAATGAGAGGATGTGGAACGGATTTCGAAGATAAAGAAATCATTAATGTAGATGGTAAAGATTTTGAATTAATAAAAAAAGAAATAGATACTGTATTTGTAGAAAAAGAAGTTAAAGTAACAAAGTATGTACCAAAGTACATTACAAAAGAAGTAATTAAAGAAGTTGAAATACCAATAGATGTAGATTCACTTGCAATTATTAAAGATTATTTTTCTAAAATAACAGTAAAAGATACATTGAACTTAACTTATGAGTTCCCAACAGAAGTAACTGATTCATTAGGAGCAAAACCAGATAGTAGTTTAGGATTTGGTATTCTTACTGATGTTATTTCACAAAATAGAATCGAATCAAGAGAAATTGATTGGTTCTTCAAGATTCCAACTGTTTACAATACTACCATTGTAAAAGAGTTACCTAAAAACGAATTTTATTATGGTTTCGGATTAGGAGTTGACCAAACAAATGGGTTTGGTAACTTAAGTGTTAATGGATTGTTAAAAACTAAGAAGATGAATATCTATGGATTGAATGTAGGTTTATCTAATCAAGGTGGAGAATACAAACCATTCGTTGGAACATCTCTCTATTGGAAAATAGGAAAAAAATAAAAAATGGCTAAACAGAGTTTAAAGGAAATAATTAAACTTGAGTATCAAAAATGTGCACAAGACCCAATCTACTTTATGAAAAAGTATTGTATGATTCAGCATCCTGTGCGAGGTAAGATTCCTTTTCACTTATATCAGTTTCAAGAAAGAACTTTAGACCAATTCGCAGAACATCGTTATAACATTATCCTTAAATCTCGACAAACAGGTATCTCAACCTTAACTGCGGGATTTTCACTTTGGAAAATGTTATTCAATCAAGATTTTAATGTATTAGTAATTGCAACTAAACAAGAAGTTGCCAAGAACCTTGTAACGAAGGTTCGTGTAATGAATCAGTACTTACCATCATGGTTAAAACAAACAACAGTAGAAGATAACAAACTATCCTTAAGATACTCGAATGGTTCTCAGATAAAAGCAACTTCAGCCGCTGGTGATGCTGGTCGTTCTGAAGCATTATCCTTATTGGTATTTGATGAAGCTGCATTTATTGATAAGATTGAAGATATTTGGATATCAGCACAATCTACCTTATCAACGGGTGGTAATGCAATTATTCTTTCTACACCAAATGGTGTCGGAAATTTCTTTCATAAAACTTGGGTAGGTGCTGAAGAAGAAGAAAACGGATTCAATCCAATCAGATTACATTGGAGTGTTCATCCTGAAAGAAATCAAGATTGGAGAGATGAACAAGAAGTACTATTAGGAGTAAAGGGAGCCGCACAAGAATGTGATTGTGATTTCGTTTCTTCTGGTGATACTGTGATTGACCCTCAACTTCTTATGTTCTATAAAGAATCCTTTTGTCAAGAACCAATAGAGAAAACAGGATTCGATGGAAACCTTTGGAAGTGGGAATATCCCAACTATAATAAAACATATATGGTAGTTGCGGATGTTGCTCGTGGAGATTCAACTGATTATTCAGCATGTCATGTTATAGATGTTGAAGAAGCTTCACAAGTTGCAGAATACAGAGGTAAATTGGATACTAAAGATTTTGGAAACTTTTTAGTTTCATTGGCAACTGATTACAATCAAGCACTATTAGTAATTGAAAACGCAAATATTGGTTGGGCAGTTATACAACAAGTAATTGATAGAGGATATGGAAATCTTTTCTACATGAGTAAAGATTTAAAGTATGTAGATGTTGAACATCAACTATCAAATAGATACCGTGCCGAGGAACGAGGGATGGTTGCAGGATTTTCGACAACTTCTAAAACTCGACCTTTGATTATATCAAAGTTGGATGATTATTTTAGAGATAAATCTGTAACAGTTCGTTCAACACGATTAATTGATGAATTGTTTACATTTATATGGAGAGGAAATAGAGCCGAAGCCATGAGTGGATACAATGATGATTTAACAATGGCATTCGCAATCGGATTGTGGGTTAGAGATACTGCACTTAGATTAAGACAAGAAGGAATTGATTTAACAAAACAAGCATTAGGTGGTATTGGAGCACATTCATTGGATGTAGTTGGTATGGGATTTGGTGGTAACTCTTCAATGGAAGATAATCCTTGGAAACAAAGGGTTGGTGATAGAGATGAGGATTTAACTTGGTTAATTAAATAAATCTATATTTATATAGTAAGGAGAAAAATATTATGATTTCAATGAAAAAATTAATTAGTGAAAACGAAAACGAATCTTATTGTAATGAGTATTTCGTAGAAAATTACAATGATATTAAAGAATTCTGTGAATTCATGGAATCGTATAAATCTGATATTAACGAAGCAGAATACCAAGGAAGAAAAGTAAAACTTGGTAAACCAATGCAAGGTGATGTTAAAAAATTCAAAGTATATGTTAAAAATCCTCAAGGTAATGTAGTAAAAGTAAACTTTGGTCACAAAGGTAAGGGAAATGAAAAGACGATGAAAATTCGTAAGAACAATCCAGATGCAAGAAAAGCATTTAGAGCAAGACACAATTGTGATTCACCAGGTCCAAGACATAAAGCTAGATACTGGTCATGTAGAAAGTGGTAAAATAAAATTAAAAGGTTATAAAATTAAATTAGGAACAAGATGGCAGATACTTCATTTTTTGGTAGATTAACGAAACTCTTCAGAGCTCAAGCAGTTGTTACTGTCGATAAAGATGGTAAGAGAAAAGTTGTTGATACCGATGAAAGACAACAAACAAATTTATCTTCTCTAAGAGATAGATATACGAAACTACAAAAAAGTTTCTTTGAACAAGCAGGTGGTGCTCAATCAATGGCATACCAACAAGTTCGTAGAGAAGTTTTTAGAGATTACGATGCGATGGATAACGACCCAATATTAGCATCAGCTCTCGATATATACGCAGATGAATCAACACTAAAGAACGAATTTGGTGATACTCTTATGATTCACTCAGATAATCAAAAAGTACAAGATTTATTAAACAACTTATTCTATGATATTCTTAATGTTGAATTCAACTTATGGCCATGGGTAAGAAATATGTGTAAGTATGGGGATTTCTTCTTAGGTTTAGAAATTGCTGAAGGTAAAGGTATTGTTAACGTAACACCTCATTCAGTTTACAACACAGAAAGATTAGAAAGAACAGACCCTTCAAATCCAAATTCAGTAAAATTTAAAATTACTGAGGACCCGAATGGAAAAGAACAATATGAAAACTTTGAAGTTGCTCATTTTAGATTATTAGCAGATACTAACTGGTTACCATATGGTAAATCTATGATTGAGAATGGTAGAAGATTGTGGAAACAATTATCTTTAATGGAAGATGCTATGTTAATCCATAGAATTATGAGAGCACCTGAAAAAAGAGTTTTCAAAATTGATATCGGTAATATCCCACCAACAGAAGTAGATAACTATATGCAAAGAATTATGAACAAAATGAAGAAAGTTCCTTTTGTTGATAGAAATACTGGTGATTACAACTTAAAGTACAATATGCAAAACCTAACAGAAGATTTCTATCTTCCTGTTCGTGGTGGTGATAGTGGAACATCTATTGATAATCTTGCAGGATTAGAGTATGCAACCATCGATGATATTGATTACCTAAAAAATAAATTATTCGCAGCATTAAAGATTCCAAGAGCTTATTTAGGATATGAGGAAAATGTAAATGGTAAAGCAACTCTTGCCGCTGAAGATGTAAGATTTGCAAGAACAATAGAAAGAATCCAAAGAACAGTAATTTCAGAATTATCTAAGATTGCAATTGTTCACTTATACTCACAAGGAATTACTGATTCAGAAATGACTAACTTTGAATTAGGATTAGTAAATCCATCTACAATTTACGAACAAGAAAAAGTAAACTTGTGGAGTGAAAAAATTAGATTGGCTCAAGATATTCAAGGTCTTAATATGTTATCCAAAGATTGGGTATATGAAAACATCTTTAAACTAAGTGGTGGTGAACAAGATGAACAGAGAGTTAGGATGTTGGATGACTTAAAAGATAGATTTAGATTCCGTTCTATTGAAGATGAAGGTTCAGACCCTGCACAAGAAGATGAAGAACCAGATGATATAGAAGAACAAATTGAAAATATCAAAAAAGAAATTAAAGATAAAGGTGGTAGACCAAGAGAGGGTGGAACTTATAAAAAAGATAAACATCCACTTGGTAGAGACCCACTCGGTGATGATGAAAGAACGAAAAAACGTTCAAGAACTTCTGAAGATAAGGCAATTAAATATATTAATGGTATAGCGGCTAAAAGGAAGTATTTACACGAAATGAAAGGTATGTTAGATGAAAATAATATACTTGACCAAGAATAATTTAGTTTAACTTTTATAATTTTATATTTATATTAGGGAATTTTTACTATATCATAATAGGAAACAAATAAGATGAGAAAAATAAAACATTCAAAATTTAAGAATACTGGATTCCTTTTTGAGCTTTTAACTCGACAAATTACCGTTGAAATACTTAATGGTAGCGAGGAAAAGTCAAAAGGAATCATCAAAGAATTCTATGGAAGAGGAACTGAGCTATCAAAAGAACTCAGATTATTCAACCTACTTATAAACGAAAAATACAATACAGATTCAAAGGCTGAAAAGTTTATTGATGCTATTTTAGAAGCACATACTAAAATAAATTATACAAAACTTCAACGAGAAAAGTACAATCTTGTTAAATCCATCAAGGAGAACTTCGAAATTAATAATTTCTTATCTTCCCCGGTAACAAACTACAAAATTTTAGCTTCAATTCATAAACTTTTTGAAGGTAAAAAGAATGATATTCTTGATGTTAAGGACGTATTCGATTCTAAAATCACTCTTGTAGAACACATCTCATCTAATTCCCAAAATTCAAAAGGTGTTACGCAAGATAAATTAGTAGAGGAATATAGAAAACAAGAGAAGGACCTAAGGTTGTTGACATATAAAATACTTGTTGAAACTTTTAACAAAAAATATACTACTCTAAATGAATCACAGAAGGGTTTATTAAGAGAATATATTAATAACGTAACTAATACATCAAAGTTTAACGAGTATTATGATTCTCAATTAGTCGAAACTATTACTACTTTACATGGTATGTACAAGAGTATGAAGGATAAGATTACAAAAATCAAGTTGAGAGAAACAATTAATGTTCTTAAAAAACAAAAAATTGGTAAAAAGATTACCGATGAACAAGTTTCAGCTTTGATGATGTCTTATGAATTGATTAAGGAGATAAAAAATGTCAATGAACGAAAATCTTAAAGAGTATTTAGATGAATTAATTCAAGAAATTGAAAAAGAACTTGAAGAGGCTACTACAACAGGTAACGTAGCTGGTTACCAAACCCCTAAAGCATTTTCTGATAAAGGTAAATCTGATAAAAAAAGAAAGAAAAAAATCGCAACTGCACTTGGTTATAGTGTAGTGGGTGATGATGTTGATAACATCTCTGAGGCAATCAAAGGTAGAAACAACAAAACAGGTGAATCCTTTGGAATGGTTATCGGTTCTGATAAACAAGGTAACAATGGATACGAACTTACCGTAAGAAAAACTTACAATTCAAGAATAAGTGCATATGGATTTATTTTTGATAAAGATTCCAACCTAACTGATATTCGTGATTATGGATATTCACTCGATGGTAAGTTTCCTGATATGAAAGGTCATGCAAGTTCAACATCAGTAAGACCTAACAAAAGAGAAACTATTACTCAAATAGCTAAAATTACTTCCCCAGCATTTGCAAAAAAGATTTATCAGCACGTTCAAAAGAATAACAAAATGGATGAATCAGTAAACGAAGCTTCTAAATTAGCTATGGGTATTGCTGGATTCACTGGTACTCGTGGTGTTGCTGTTGATGATTTTATCAATACACATAACATCGATGCAAAAAAACTTTTTAACTTTGTAAAAAAAGGAAATTTAAAAGATAGAATGGCATTCGTATCAGCAATTGCTGGTAGACCTAATAACAAAATGTTTAAAATGATTACCAAACAATTTGGTGAATCAGTAAACGAAGCAATGAAACCATCACAAGTTCGTTCAGCAATCTCAAAGGTTAAAAAACAACTAATGAGAAAGTGGAAACAAAAAGGTGGATATGAAAACTTCGGTCAAAAAGAATTAGATAAAATGAAATCTAAGTTTGATTACAATCCTTATGGTTCACCAGATGAAAGACAAATTTCTAAGATGTTAGATGGGTTTGATAATTGGGCAATGAACTATGATGGTAATATGAGGGAAGATATATCTGAAGCCAAAGTAAAAAGACCCGTTAATCGTTGGTTAGAATTAAAAAACGATGAAACAATGCATCCTCATAAGAAGATGGCAATGGGTTTAAAAGAATTAAAGTATCAGTTAAGAGAAACTGAAAAGTTCTTTAATTGGTATAATAAAATAAAAACTATGAATGAGTTAGATTCCAATCAGTATTGGAAAAGAACAAATAAACATATTTATAGTATAAAAGAGAAACTAATTAATATCGCTAAAACGATACAGGAGATTGAAAAATGAAAATAACAAGAGAACACTTAAAAAATATTGTAAGAGAAACCTTACAAGAAGAATCTGAATATCAAGAATTTTTCAAGAAGGCTTTAGAAAAGGCTGGTAAGTCAATTCCTGCAATGTCTGATGAAGAAAAAAAGAAATTCTTTAACAACATAGAAAAAACTTGGAGTGGTAGAGGAAAAAAGAATGAAAGATTTGGTAGAGGAGATGAAACTGAATTAGATGAGTTAACAAAGGCTCAAGAAAAATTACCACCAGCACTTAAAAAGGCAATAGAGAAAAAAGAAGGTAAAAAAGAATCAGTTGATGAATCAATCAACGAAGGACCTTCTACTGAAGAAAAAAGAATTGCAATGTTGGCTGTTAGAAAACAAGCTAAATACAGAAATGTAAGTTTGGAACAGGCAATACAAGACCAAATCAATGCTCTTGAAGAATTAAAGAGAGATGCAAAGAGAGGTAAATTAAAATAAAATGACTAAGAGAGAGTTGTATGATATAATCAATGAGGAAATTGTTAACTTTAAAAAAGGAAAGATTAACGAAGAACTCAATGAATCTGATAAGGATTTAATAAGAAAAATCATCAGACAGGAAGTATCTGCAATCTTTTTCGATTTATTTAAACGAAGAAAAACTTGGGGAGCATAATGGGACAATTATTAATAGAAACAAACCTATTCGAAGGTAAAGTAAATGAAGATGATAGTGGAAGAACTATTGTTAAGGGTATTTTACAAAGAGCAGGTGCTGAAAATCAAAATGGAAGGATATATCCTAAAGAAATTTTGATGAGAGAAGCTAAAAAATACGAAACACTTATTAAAGAAAGAAGAGCACTTGGTGAATTAGACCATCCAGATTCTTCTGTAATCAATCTAAAGAACGTATCTCATAACGTAAGAGAGATACATTGGGATAATGATGATTTAGTAGGAACAGTTGAGATTCTACCAACTCCAAGTGGTAATATCTTAAAAGAACTACTTAAAGCAGGTATCCTTTTAGGTATATCATCAAGAGGTATGGGTTCAGTAGAACCTCTATCAGGTGGTAAAGTACAAGTAGGTGAAGATTTTGAATTGATTGGTTGGGATTTTGTTTCTAATCCATCAACTCATGGAGCATTTATGACTCCAATGAACGAATCTGTTAATAAAGAACTTATTAAACAAGGTGAAGTTTGTAACGAGTGGTGTAAATCACAAGATTTGATGAGAGAAATTATAACAGAAATAGGTTAAGACCATGGGATTTAATGTACAGGACTTTATGTCCAAAAATAAATTTAAGTTAGGTAAAGTTACCAGAGAAGTAGGAGAAACTCCATTCAAAGGTGGGCATAACGATATAAGAAAAACAAACTATGAAGTTAAGTTAACTGAAGATGGTAAACTTGATTTATATACACATAAAACGGAGACAAAAGAATTATGATTAAATTGACTGAACTTTTAAAAGAAGAAGAAACCTTCACAGCAATCAATAAAGATAGTGGTGAAGTTTCTGTATTTAAATCCAAAGATGCAAGAGATTCAGCTGTAAAGGCAGGTACTCACACTAAAGCTAAAGATTCGGAAAATGGTGATGATAAAAAAGATACTCCTAAAGTGAACATCTTTGATAAACCTAAAAAGGATGAACCTAAGAAAGATGAACCTGTAAGGGATGACCAAACCGATGCACAGATAGAAGATGTTCAAAATAATATTGATGATATGCCCGGTGATGAAATACAAGATTATGCAGAATCAGATATATTCCCATATCTTAAAGGAAAAGATTTGGAACTTGCAAAAATGTATGTAGATGATATTGATGCGGCAGGGGATGATTTTGATAGAAGTGCTGATTTAAGAAAAGATTTAAAAGATTTATTTGATAAGAAAATGAGTTTAGAGAACACCTCTACAAGATTAAAAGATTTATTACCAGAAGGATTAATCAACGAAGGAACTCGTTCTCAAGTTGGTATCATTGATAGAAGTGGTAAGATTGCATCAGCGTATGTTCACTACGATGGATATCCATCTAATATGAAACCAGGTCTTAAAAAACACATGAAGAACGAAAAAGATGTTCTTACTTTAATTAAAAAGGGTGGAGCAAGTGGAATCTTTGATGATAAAGAAATTGAATATTATAATGAAAAATCACAACCATTAAAAGGAACTGAAAAAGATATACAAGGATATATTAAAAATGCTGGAAACAAAGGTGGTGCAGAATTTGTATATTTATATAATATGAAAGATAGAAAATGGTATTTCGCCGATGTTTATAAAGATAAAGATTTAAAAAAATTATTTTAAGGAGAGTACAATGATTAAATTAACAGATATATTGAACGAAGGAAGAATGGGTAAAGACGAAATCAATCAAGAATTGATTAATGTTAAAAATCCAAAAGAACTTGATATGCTTTTTAGAAATATGGAAAATGCAGGTGAAGAAAAACTTTTCGCTAGATTATATCATAACTCAACAAATCCGAAATTACAAAAGGCATTTTTTGATGCTATAAAAAAAGAATTAAAAAGATATCCAGAAGGACTTGTATAAAATTAAAGGAGAGTA